ATGACATAGGGGGTGTTTATTTTGAGGATCCCTCCCCAGTGTCTAAAGATAGACATTTCAGGGGTTCTGGAAAGTAATTTTTTAAAAATAGAATAAAATTTGTTTGAAAATTAGTAAAAAAACATAAAATAAAATTAATTATTTAAACATTTTTTAAAAATAAACTAAATAATTAAATAAAAAATATAAAATAATTTAAAAAACAAAGATAAAAATTTAATACTATAAAAATTTTTAAATGCAGTTAAAATAAATTTTTATTTTTTTTTTTTATATTTTTATAAACAAAAATAATATTTTAAAATTTATTTCTTTTAATTTAAACAAAAAATAAAACAAATTGAAAATCATTTTAGATTAAAAGATAATATAAAGATAATATATAAACAAAAAATTATACAATAATTATTATTTAAATAAACATATTTGTTTTTGTTATATATTATCTTTATATAAGACATATTACAATACTTTTCGTTTATTAGTTTTTAGATATTTATATAAAATATAAATTATTATAAAAACTACTTAGCAATACATACTTAATTATATGCTACATTAAATAATTATAGGGGTATAAAATATTTTAGTGCTATATATGAGTACTTATTTAAATATAATACAGCATATTATTTTTTAAATGCAGTAGTAAATACTTGTTATGATATACTTTCACTTTTAAGAGGGGGTATTTTTTATTTTACGGTATATATTTAAGAAGTCGTTCTTTATTATTTCATCTATAGCCCGCTCAGTCTCTGCATTAACTTCAGCATCTGTCATATCAGGTGTGGTTTTCATAATACGGTCTAAATATGCACAAGTATTATATCCTTTTTGCATATCAAATATATACCACGGATCAAACTGTGTAAACGGATTATACGGATTATCAGCTGTTGTTAGTCTAAACTCACTGTTTGGCATTGAAATCCTCCTTTTTATTTTTATATCAAATAATAGTAACCATGGAAGAAGCCTAAATAGGGCTTAAATAAAACTTAGTAAATAATAGTCACCATGGAAGGAAGCCTAAATAAAGCTTAGTAAATAATAGTCACCATGGAAGGAAGCCTAAATAAAGCTTAATAAATAATAGTCACCATGGAAGAAGCCTAAATAAAGCTTAATAAATAATAGTCACCATGGAAGAAGCCTAAATAGGGTTTAAATAAAGCTTAATAAATAATAGTCACCATGGAAGAACCCCTAATAGAACTTATAATATTAGGGGCTCACCATGGAAGGAGTTATTTATGACAAATATTTATTAACTGTTGTAGAAGAAACACCAACGGCTTCTGCTATTTCAGACGGAGTGTATTTAGAATCCGCCATGGAACGAATTTTAGCTTGTTTTGCAGGACTCAATTCTTTACTACTATATGGGGTTGTATACCGCATAAGTGTATCTTGATCCATATATTGAATTATTTGAGCTAACTGATTCGCTGAAATTGCACCTGCCTGAATTGCTTCCCATTCTTTCTCTGTAACAGGAATTGAATACCTTCGAGCACCAACTCTAGCTCTTGCGTCTGTTAATGATGTTTGTCTAAGTTTCTTTAAATCAGCCTTCGACATATCTGGATATTCTTTTCGCTTAGCAGTAACTGTAGCATTAGCCATCGCTTGTGCTTGTCTCTCTTTTGGTGCATTCAATAATGCTATATTTAATTTAGACTTTAAAGAAGCAACCTCATTTTCATAAGTAGCCTTCGCAGAAGGAGAATACTTTATATCTTTAGTATTTACCATCGCTTTTCTTGCCTGATTTGCTAATGATTTCATATAATTAGCATATTCAGCATAAGCTGTTTCTTGAGGTGTTCCAGAAGACAGCTTAAAAGCATCGTCGACTTCTGCCATTTGAGTACTTTTCTTAGTTCTCAAATGAGTTTTACCGTCTTTGCCAACGTAGGTCTCTTCTACTGTCTTATATGATTGCTTTCCTGTTTCAGGATCAATTTTAGCACTACCCTTTGTCTTAAGAACTTCGACTTCGCCTTTGGCACGAGAAATCAAAGTAGAAGCACCTTCGCGATATTTACCGTTTTCGATTCGACCTTGATACTTTCTCTTTAATTCTGCTATACCATTATCTTCTTCTGACTGCTTATAATCCAAATTATGTTTCTCGGCGTCAATAACTACCATCGAATGTCTTACCGCTCTAGCAAATTCTTCGTCGGTAGCACCTTTTAATGTCATATCAGTAATAAGATTAGAAATCTTACCCATTTCGGTTTGGGTATTTTTCATTTTCTTGAAAGTACCTTCGGGTTTTCCGCCGTAAACCATTTTTGGGTCAAAGCCTTCTAGACCTTTGAGTGGTGGTGTAGAAACAATATGAACGCTACTACTTGAACTGTTGCAGGGTATTACCATCGCAGTATCACCGTCGTAATCTGCTCCTGATAATCTGGATGCATTCTTACTGTTTATTCCGATTGCATCTTTAGCACCAACGCCGATAACTTTTCTTCCCTCTTCTATCTTGTTATTGACAGTTAGAATAGGAATTTCAAAAGTTCCGCCATGGGGATATCTTATAAGAGCAACTTTTTCGCCGTTTTTAAAGTTTGGTGCATATACTTCACCATCGCTGATACTAGTTAAAGGCAACAGAACCTGATATTTTTGCCTTGGAAGAGCTGCAGCTTGAAGATGAACGGCAGAGGCATCACAATCATCTGCAAAAGACTTTAATCTCATCTTTTTTACAGTAGGATTTGTTAATGACATTATTTCATCAAATTCAGATTGCTTATCTGCCTTTGAAATGTTTAATTGCCTATTAATGAGATCCATCGATTGTTTAGATAAGAACTGAGAAGGAAGTTTGTCGGACCACTCCATCCAGTCTCCTTCTTCACGAGTCTTATTAATTAAAGACAATTGCTTTTTACCATTGCTGTCTATATAATAGCTTTGTCCTCCACCCTTTGTTCCGAATTCTGGGTCGTTAACTCCGCTCTTTATCAAAGCTCCAAAAGGATTTTGTGGATCGTCTTTTATCGGTTTTAGAATTGTGTTATTCTTTGGTCCTAAAGTCGGTGTGTTAGAATTTTTGTTTGTATTAAATATGACATCCACACCATCGGGCATATCATCTGAATAAACGGCCATTCCTTTTAAATAATGAGTTCCGTCAACCATAATTCTAACTTGAGCATAATTAGATTCACCAAGGCTTAAATCTTGAACACCTCTTCTAATTTCAATAACTCCGTCTTTGTCAATTCCGCCATCGTCAGCATATCTGATTTTTAACCTTTTAGAGTCTAAACTCTTAGGAGGTACAAATCTCGGATCAAATGTTTCACCACCATCGTGAGAAACCCAGTCTTCTGATACAGAATGAATGTCACCAAAGTTATATATTTCTTTATGTGCTGTTCCAGGAGGACAAAGAACTTTAACGTTTGTTTGCTGTCCAGGATTAGTTACCTGCGGAATTCCTCCACCATAGATCGGATAACCCTCAAGTTCAAGAATATATAAAGCTTCATTTAGCTTTTCTCTTGATACTCCCAGCTCTCTTTCAACACCGATACCAACGTCAAGCATTCCTTTTTCTTCAACCTGCTTTTTCAGAAACTCTGCCGTTTTTTGTGCAGCGTTCATTCTTGCTTCAGCAGATTCATTAAGAAGTGATCTAATAGATGAGTCGTTTTTATAACCCATTGCTTCAGCTATTTCGTTAAGACTCTTACCTTCGGCTCTTAATTTCTTAGCTTCTTCAACTTCTTTTTTTCTCTGTTCATTATTAGCCAACGAAAGCTGGGTTCTGAATTGAGTAGTTGTCAAACCCATCGACTTAGCAATTGCTAAATCTCCAGTATAAGTTTTACCATTCTCATCAGTAAATTCAAAACCTTCTTCTCTTTTCTTATGAATGTCACGAAGAAAATCATCTTCATGCTGATACGGATTCTCACCAGAGCCCCATGGATAACGTCCTGAACGACGAGGCATTCCATAATGCATTAATTCATCCAGAATAATGTTAGCCATCGATTAGTCCTCCTTTTCGATTCCGTATGCTACTTTTTCAGTTAAGATAATTTGTTCAATTATTGAGTCAATAATATCAGGAGTAGGATTTTCTATTGTAACTCCGTCCCATTGATATATTCGACATTCATAAGAAAGATCTCTAGGTTTGAATCCATAGGTCTTTCCGTATTCTAAACAAAATAAAGCAGCATATGTGTAGAGCTGCTCAATGTGTGCTGGTTTATCTCCTGTTTTTAAATCATGAATTCTTAAGAAGTTTTCTCTGAAAGATATTGCATCTGTTGTACCATAGATTCTTTCAGAATACACAAGCGGCTGTTCAGTAGTCATTTTATATCCGACACCATCGTTAATATAAAATCTTACAGCCTCGAAGACTTCTTTTGGAAGTAACCGAACATTCTTAATAAGCTTCATACCATACGAAGAAACATTAAGATCATTACTCAGGAATTTATACTTAGTGTAAATATATTCCTCTACACCATCGACAAGCGATTTTGTATTTGTGATCTTATGATTCTGATCAATTTTCATAGAAGCATATTCATGAATTTCTGTACCCAATGAATTACGATACTGATTAAAAACACGAGAAGCTATTTTTTCTTCATCGTAGTTCAACCATGAACTTTGACTCGGACTAAATAGTGCGTGAGTTCCTCTAAGATTATCATGATTTGCGAAAGTGAACTTTAAGTTCATTTAAAACTTCCTCCTTGTTTTCAGGTTCAATAAATCTAGAGAAAGACATGCCATTCATTTTGTTAACATAATATTCTTGATTAGGTTGCTTGCTAGCATTCTTATCTTTTTTACATTCCAGTGTTGCCCATCGATCATTATAAAAGATAGCTAGATCTGGAATTCCTTGAATGTGTTTAGCATCTAGCTTAGTAACTATGCAACCATTGAAAGTGCTCTTGATTTCTTTTATCAAGTCAGCTTGAAATTTGTTTTCAAGTTTACCCATCGAACACCTCCATTTTAACAAAAAGAGAAGAGTAAGAACAAATCTCGCAAACGCGTCGTAAAAATATAAAATTGCGTGATTTATCCTTTTCTCTTCATAAAAGGGCATGTTTTTCTCGCGAAGCACTTTTTGTTACTGTTTACCATCGATCGAGTCATACTGACCAATAAGTAATTTAACTATTTGAGTGTAGTGCTTCTCACAAAGATCAACAGCCTTATTGTTATCAAACACTTTATACCTTCGTATATCAATATTAGGGAGCTCGGCTCCGCACACATCACAAAACGTCTTTGTCATTAAAAACCTCCGAACTTTAAATTAATAGTCGATGCCAGAGTCTTAGCTTCTTCCAAACCGATCTTAGTAACCTGAACTGTTTTACCATTGTACTCCACAACTTTAAAACCACAGTTGCTTAAACCTTTTGGAATCGGGACACCATCTGGATGTTCATAAGTATAATATTTGACAGCAACACCTGACTCATACTTGACACCTTCGAGATGAGCATACCTCTTTAAGAACTCTCCCTGCATCTCAGGGGTTATTGCTCCATTATCGTTTTTTACCACCATCGACTTTGTCTCCGCATTCCTTTACCGCAGTTTTTTGTTTCGTCAAAAATAGCAAATCTTTTTAGTGTACAAAATTTATCATAATTGAACACACAATCTTTACACATCACACTAGCATCTTCTTCTGGTAAATCTTCTTCAGTTCCAAAAATGTTTTTACTCATGCCAGCACCTCTTCACCCATCGGTAGATCTTTCTCATAATATCTTTTGCATCCGATATTAAGATAGAGGTCTCCATTTTTGTCCGAACGAACCATATAATTTTTTGAATGACCATTGAAGATTACAGCGCAGTGAACTCCGTCCACCATCAAACCTACTCTCATAATTGTTGATTTCATTTGAAGTACTCCATTTTTATAAATTTTTGGGTCGTGGCCAAAAACCCACTTTGTTTTTATCTTTTATATGAATTTTTTTTTCTATATAAAGTTAAGAAAATAAGTGGGAAAGTGGCCACAAACCCCTAAACCCCGCGTGGTTGACGCATTTTTCGTGGCCAAATCCATTTTTAAAAGTGGGCAGAAAGTGGCCAAATGGCCAAATTTTGACCAATTTTATCAATTTTTACTCACAATTTCTCATCAATTTTTGACCAAAAAGTGACCAGTGGCCAAAAAAAATGGCCAATTGGCCATTTTTAAAAACCAAAAGTGGCCACAAAAATCACTGTTTTTTAGCTCTTTTTGACACTATTTTTGCCCCACAATTAAGACAAAATTTGATGTCTTTAACGTGCCAAGTAGCCCAAGGAAACCCACAATTCTTACAATGATATATAGTTGGAGGCATCACACCATCAAGTTGTTCATCACTTTTTATCATCTGAGTGGTCAAATTGGTCTTGCTAACTTTATAATTTCTTTTCATAATTAGACCTCCATCATCTTACCACCCTCACAAACAAACTTACGATTCCTCCTAACTTTGTTCTTAGCATGACTCTCGTCAAGCGTATGATGACAGGGATGCTTAGCCCACTCTTCAGCAGTCTTGTTTACACACATTTCCTTACAACCTCTACCATCGCAAAGATAAGCTCTCTCAGTTTTCATTTGTGTTTCCTCCTGTAATTTCTTTTCATAAAGTCATATTCATATTTATAGCCTTCAATAACAAGACTCGGACTCGCAACCCCAAGTATCTTCTTTATCCAGGCTAATAACCATTGCTTATGTGAATACATCAAATCTGCAACGGATAATCACAAACTTCACAGTTCATAGCCTCTCTACCATTGACGTGTCCGCATTCAGGACAAGTGCGAGTTTTAGGTTCCGGTACAGGCTTTCTGAACTGCTGGTGATCACATCTGTCATAAAGATCACAAGTATCACCTTTGCAAGCTTCAAACTGACACATACTAACTGTTGTTTCTGGTACTGCCATTATTATTCCTCCTTACAAATCTTCTTCCGATCCACCATCACATCTAGCACAATGATCTACGTCCTCATCATCTTTATAATAAAAAGGACACTCATCGTACGAACAGTTTCCAAATTTTTCTGTTATAAGAATGTGACCCTTTGAATGATTATCAAATAGATCAAAGGCCATATCTTTAGATATCAAAAACGGACACTTCATTTATTTTTCTCCTTTCGTCCTAACAGTTTTTTCTAATAGCCATCGGCTCATAATTTTTCTAGTGTAATCAGCCTCATTAAACTGCTTCTTTTCTCTCAGGCATCTGCTTATTGCCAAATCAATACCGGATTTACTCTTAAGATGATAGTAATACAAATCAGTAAACGGAGTATTCATTCTATCAATTCGTCCGGACGATTGCTTAACAACCTTGTAAGAATAGTTCTGAGAGTAGAAAATTATAGTATCAGTTGTTATGCAGTTCCAACCTTCGGCGCCAGCAGTATACTGAACAAGATACACCCAGCTTCCACCATCGGGAACTGGCTCGTGCTTATGACCATTCCACTCTGCCACAGTAATACCGGAATAAGTGTTTTTAAACAAGTCTCGGAGTATCTCAAGTTCATAGTCGTAATTATAAAATATTATCACCTTCGGGTGCTGTTCAAATATTTCTAATACTGCTAATTGCCTGGAATCTGATGTGTTAACGATTCTACGCAATACTTGACAATACTCTGACGAGTTTTCTATAGGCGTATCCGTGAACGGGTTCCATCGCTTTCGTATAACATCTTTGTATTGAGATATATTGTAAGTTACAGGTATATCCTCATGATGTTGTACTGTATGTCGCTGTTCGGGAATGTTCACCAACAACTGATTACGATACTTTATAAGTTTTCCTGTATTAATGTAGTGATCTATAACCGGATAATTTCTAAACGGCTTCATCACGACGTGCTCACGGAAGAACTCAGTTCTACTAGAATAGAAACCATTAGCCACAAACACTGGAATATAATCTGACCATGTGTCTCCTGGCGTTGCAGAAAGTAATATCCATTTGTTCGCCCGGGCAATTTTTAGGAATGCTTTTACCCAAGCTCCTCGACCAACGACACGCTGCTCATCAAATATAAAGAACGCTCCCATAACTTTGGAATACTTTTTAATGTTATTCCAAGAGTCAACTACCACTTTATGCTGATAGATACCTTCTTCAGGATGTGTGGTAATTAGAAACGGACACATTTCTTTCTCCCACTCCATCAGATCTCTCTTATGGGCAGTAGTAATTATGTAGAGGTCTCTAGGCGGGTCATTCATCGGAACATAACCATCGCTATTGAGTTCTCCGCCTTGTTCTTTATAGTAATAAGCAAGAGCCGTACGAGATTTTCCTGAACCAACATCACCACATAGAATACAACCATTGTGCATCTCTTCGATAGCTTCAAGTTGGCCAGGCCTCAAATCAAAAGTAGGCATTTGTTACTCCTTGACTTGTCTAATGATGCCTAGCACTGCTGCCTTATCAAACTCTGCAATTTTTAGATTACCCTTATCCTCAACATCATCTACTCCTTCGTCATAAAAGCGAATAATTTTATCTGAGTCAAACCAAGACCAATATATAGATTTACCTTTGACACTAACACAATGATCATTAGTTAAGCAAACAACAACTTCTTCAGGATGATTTTTGTTGAGCGCTTCTTCATACTTAAGGGTAGAGTTTTTAAGAAGTTCTTCATAATGATCTTTACGACACTCTTCTTCGTGCTCCATTTCAGTATTGAATGCTGCCTTAAGCGATCCCATAGGATTTATTAACCAGCCCAATCTCTCTCCCAACTTACAAGCTATCGCATAATACGTTCTTTTTGTGCAGTGACCATCATTACAAGCACGTTTAATAGTCTTATAACTAATAGAAATACCAGATCTTGCAGCAAAATCTTTAATTCCATCATAACCAGCCTTGTACACAAGCTTGTTAAATGCTGTACCATTGAAATAGTAATGAAGTTCTTTATACATTATTTTTACCTCCATCTATAATTTCCAAACCTTCGAAGCATGCCCACAAAGCAGCTTCAGTTTCGTCTGTTACACTTATCGCGCAACTGAATTCTTCCTCTGATGTTAAGATAGGCACAGGATTATTAGGTAAATCATCAAAACTGATAGATGTAATCTTTACTATAGGATTACCATTGCTGTCATAAAATACACCATTTACATTATTATTTGGATTCATTTTTCACCTCTTTCTGTAAAAATCCTACCTTTGTAAATCGTCCACACTTCTTGCAGATAAAGTTACTGTCATTATATCTAATAAAGTAGTGATTACCATTACTACACTCTACTGTGTTAAAAATATCTCGATTTAGTATTTCTATTGGTTTCATTCTGTACCGCCTTTCAATATTTCAGATAATTGCTCAACACTTGCTATGTCGTTCTTGGTCATTAGATCAACAAAAGTGTCAACAAATTTTTCTGAAAACTTGTGAAAATCACAATTCTCGCAATCACCTTGTGGCCTTTCTTCTTTATTTGGGCAAGGCGTCCAACACTGTGGTTTTTCTTCAAGCGATTTGATAGCAAAATCAAGAGCCTCTCTTTCTTTCGGTGTTGTTCTGTCAAAACTATTAAAGACCATACCTTTCAAAACATCAATAACTTCTTCATTTGACATATCTGGTGATTTTGTTGTCATTTCATTATTCATTCCATGCCACCTTTCTCTGCTGTTAATTCCTTGTAAATTTCATCGGCATAATCACCAACAAGAATACTAATTACTTCTTTATTGCCATTAGGTAATGTCTTTTTGGGGTATGCAACAATTAGACCATGTAATTCACTATCTGTATCATACCGAACAATCAACAATCTTTTCATTTTATACCTCTCATTAATCCTACAAGAAAAACAAATGGACTTGCCATAAATTTTACAAATGGAATTATAACAATCTGAGAAAGATCATTTAGTAATTTCATTTTTTAGCCTCCATTGCATTAGTTATTCCAAATAGGAACTAAATCAAAACCGCAAACACTACATTTATTTACTGTATAGATCATTGGTAAATATACATATCTCATACAGTTAGGACACCAAAATTTAAACATATTTTCGCCTTTCTTCTTTCTTTCGTAATTCCAGTGAGATTTCCGGTTCTTCACCTATCGTACCTGTGCCACGATCAATAGTTAAGCCATATTTATTAACGACTTCTTCTATTTCTTCTGTCATTTTATTAAAGTCAATTATATACATACTTTCACCGCCTTACATCGAATTGCTCAAAATCTCGTAGAATACTTGACTGCGGAATAGATACTTCATATATCTTTCCGCATTTATCACAATGATTTATAAACCTTACTGTACCCTCTTTATCGTCAAACTTACATTCAAGGTCAGATGAACTATACTTGTGCCCACCAGTTATAAAATAATATATCTTATTCATTCTGCACCACCTTTCGGTAAAATCACCTTGGTTTGACATTCAGGACAACACTTTTCTAATAAATAACCACATTCAGGACATTTATAGAATGTATTGTCGTAGTCTATCCACTCACCTTCTGGTCTTGAATAGTTAGTTTTTCCATCAATTATTGCCTGCTTGTAACCATCTTTAAAGTCTGGTTGAGGAATAGTCGGAGTATTGTCAATAATATCTTCTATTTCCTTTTCAGAAAACATCTCAAACCCACCTTGTCCCATATCTGCTGTAAATCTTATATGAGTTATATAGGCAAATTTCTTTTTCAATTCATCAGCATCAATTAGTCTCATATAACCTCCAACTAATTTTCTTCAGAAAAAGAAAACCAATTACCTTGACTATCTTGCAGTATCGGTCGACCGCACCGCTTGCAAGTGCTTTCAAAAGTAGTCGATAACCATCCTACATATATATTTGTAGGTGCATGCCAACCTAAAACTTCACATCTAAACGATTTTTTATATTTTATTCTCCTATCTTCTGCATCCCTTGTATAGTTATTACTCTCACCAATATTTTTTCCACAATAAGGGCAATGAAAATCTCTATACATATAAAGCGGAAGTAATAATTCAGTTTTACAAAACGGGCAAGTTTTCTCTGACTTAAATACTTCTTTTTGGCCTGCCATTAAATAACCTCCTGTATATCGTTTAAAATTACATCACCATCGGGGTAATAAGTTACTTCCTCGTACCAGACAGAATATACTGCATAGTAACCTGTAGGAAATGAAATAACATCATCATATTCCTCATAGAACAAATCCAAATGCCTACCATTGACACCCGGACCTGTATCCTCTGCTACAAACACTCGGTCAAACTCCTCGATATAGAACATGTCTCCGAAACTGTGAATGCTTCTGTCTATAGCACAAGTAGTCGGTGACCACAGTCTATTTTCCCAGTCGGCACGGTGACAGATCTCTCCGCTGGCAGTTGTCCAGCCTGTAGGATAGTTTTCACCATTGTATCCACACTCAGAGGGACAATAAGCTGTAATAAAGTACGTACCAATGTAGTCTTTGTGCATTATTGTATAAGTTGTAACTTCTCCGTCATGTGAATAGCCGGACTTATACCATGCTGATGCACCTTCAATTCTAAATGTCTTCTGGTGTGCTGTCTCAAGTATGAGCTGTTTATCATACTCTTTGACCATTGACAAGACAGGAGTAGCCGCTATGTTAAATAGTAATATAACTATCATAACAGTAGCAATGGCTACCACAATCTTGTCTGATTTAGAACTCATTTATCCATCTCCTCTAAAGATAGTTTGGAAAAACACGAAGCACAAAATCTTCCATAATATATTTGTTTTGACGGAATTGTGGTTAAAGCACCAATAGCAAATGTATATGTCTTCTCTTTGTCATTAATTTCTTTTTCACATAAAGAACATTTCTTAACCATTATTTCTCCTCCTTGATCTTAACTGCTTTTCCACAATTAGGACAGAATCGGTCTGTTAGTTTTACGGTATTAGCACCAATAGGTCGTGAGTCTCGACAATAAGGACAAATTCGGTGTTGCTTTTCGGATTCACCAAAAGGAAGCCTTACTTTTTTGAACTCAACCATCCAGGATTTAAGTATTTCAGCCATCTTTATCCTCCTCAAAGAACTTCTTGATGTCAAACCATTTATCATCAATAAGATTACCGATTTTTGTAATACAACCACCAAGTCCAGGATCAACTACTCGACAATACTTGCCATCAAGATCTTCCCAGCAGGTAACACCTACAACATCCATAATATGCATCATAGCGGATAATCCAGTCCCAGACGCAGATTTATCACGAGCATGACCAATGCAGTAACCACCAAAACAACACCCGATTCCAGAACCATTAGTTATAAAATCAAAAGTTAAACAACCATGATCTTCTATATACAATTTAGGTTTTAATATTTTTACATTAATTATTTCGTCTTTAGCCATTTTTAACCTCCAAAATGTTTAATTGTTCCCAATAGTGATATTTAAGATGGTTTATTACAGGTTCATTATATATGTAATCTGTTAATTCTATTACATACATTTTTGATTCTATTTGACAATAATCAAACCACAATGTATCCCATAGATTATATGTATTAATATAGTCAATAAGCCAGCCCATCCTTTTTACCTCACAATCATGTTACTACCACTGGTTTGCATTATTGCTTTAATGCAGTCATCCGCCAAAGTATTAATACGTATGTTATATCCACTTAATATATTAGCTAATTTATGTAATTCAACCTCCGCTTCCTTATTAGTTAAATGACCACCACCAACGAGATTAGCCAAAACTCTCATTTTAGTAGCAATATCTTCAATACTATTAATTACTAAAGAATCATAATAGTCAGGTTTCATCTTTCTTACCTCTCTTTTTTGTAACAGGAATGACTGTTTCATTACTCCACCAATGCTTAAATGACTCGACACAATCTGGACATAAATCTAAATCGGGTAAGAGTCCACAATCAAATTTAAAATTTCTATTTGCACCATTGCAAGTAGTTATTTCAACATAGGTACCACAATGTGTGTTTCCTTCTTCAAAAAACTTTCCACATCTATCACATTTCTTTGCGTCAGCCATAATTATCAACCTCCTTTAGACCAAAAATACCACATGCAAGAAGCAATAAACATTCCAGAAGCGACGCCTACTAAATAAAACTGAATTACGACTATAACTTCTGTTATAAAATCCATAATTACTTCTCCTTATGCTTCTTATTGTATCTACCAATGTACTTAGAAAATGTCTCATAATAACCGTAGTCATTGCCTAGAACTTTCTTAGAGATAGCCATTGCCAGACCCTTCTCAGGATCAAATGTCTCTCCCGGCTGGCACTTGACTACTGTCTTAGAACCATCGACCCAGAATACGATAGTTGCAGGATCGTTGAAGATGACGTCTTTGATACCATTGAAAATAAATGTTCCACTTTTCATTATATCTGCTGCAAGTCGAGTTTTTCCATTACCTCTTGCCATCATATATACCGCCTTTGCTACAGTATTATCGTCAGCATTAATATTGATATCAATTCTGTTATTGTTTGTGCAAATGTCAATCCTATTTTTTATAGCCTTAGGAATCTCCGAACCGGTTAAGTTAACATTTGGTGAATAACCTGCTGATATACAAGTAAAAGGATCATAAAATACTACATCAAAACTGCCACTACTAATTTCATTATAGTAAATACTGCAAACAAAGCAGCCATCATATTTAATTCTTATGTGATCTTTACAATACCGTCCAGTTGCACGGTCATAAATCACTGTAACTAAATTACCAATTTCCTGAAATATATAATCTCTCAAACCTTCAAGTGACATCATAGTATTTTGTCCTTTCTTATTTGTGTGCACTTTATAAAAATCAACTCGAGAACGTATAAATGTTGGAATACCATGCTCCAAACAAACATATTCTGTCTTTGGAGCACTACCATTCATTAAAAAATCATCACCATATACTACATTATATCCATTTCCGCTTACAAATATTCGGCATACAGATAGTCTGCAATATACAACTTCAATATATTTTGTGTCCGGATTTATAGACATTGACATACCATCAAGTTTCTCTTCCAAATACTTCATAAGAAGTTTAAGTCTAGTAATAATAGATTCATCACTCAATTTCCTTCGCCTCCTTATTAATATAAACCACATGCTGCAAATTTATTAATGTATCATCAAATGCTAATGATCCGGCACCATATTGACTTACACCAATTTTATGAAAGTTAATATCAACGTCGCTGTCAAAAGTAACAGTGTTGCCATTGTCAAACATTACGTGATAAACAATTTTACTCATCTTTCGCCTCCCAATATTGATAAGCTTCACACGCACTGCACGGATTCTTTATAACCTCTGTATTACTATAATATTTACAGCTCTTGCAATCTTTATCTTCTGGATTACAGTAATTTATCTTACCATCAGACTTACCAGAATATTTACTGTAATCAACTTCGGTACGCTGTTTAGCAGTCTGAGCTACAAGTTTAGCTTCTTTTGCCTCACTACGTATTACATCCATTTTTGTATTCAAAACCATAATTTCTTTCTTAATTTTCTTAAGCTCGTCAAACTTAATCACATCATATTTTTTGTCCAATTCTTTAAGCCAATCATTTAAATCACAGATGTCACTATGAAATCCACTAATATCTTCTTCTACATACTTCTTCCATTTCTTGCCTTTATAAGGTTTACCAGCATAACAACTCTGTTCTATCTCCTGAAAGATCCACTCCCAGCTTTCGTCATCTTTGTCTATCCATTGATCCAGAATACCAGGTAGGATCTTTTTTAATTCTTTTAAAGTAATATAAGCCATATTATAAACCTCCAAAATATTTAGTTGTTAATCGTGAATATCTAAAACAGTTAAGAAATAATCACTATAATCGGACAATGCTTTTTTATATTCAGTGTCAAAATTTGCATTTTTTATAAAATTGTGTCCATTCCAATGTTCTTGTACATATGCTTTTCCATCTGGTGTTATAAAACCATAGCATGATAGATCATTAATGTTAAGAATATCACTTATCTTCGCACCATCTACATTAATAAAAGTACCATCTCCTAAATATGAATAATAATCTTCCTCGTGTTTATATGAAGGAAAATATTTGCGAATCTCTTTTAATAATGTGCAATGAAATAATCTACCTTCTCTTGGTTCTTTAAAATTATAATATTCCCAATTATAAATTTTATCATTATCTCTTACTGCAAGCTTCAATCGGCCACAGTATCTACCGCCAATTGAATAACAATCATACATAAACTCGGGATATTCTTTGTTTTCTGAATCACCATCATAAAAATTATCTTCATTAAATGGCGACATAATATCTATAATTTCATCCTCGTTCGGAAGAGTCTTTGTTATTAAATAAATACAATAATGCATATTTTTACCTCTCTATTTAATTAACGTCCGTATAAATTGTACCAATCCTGAGCCACATTGTGCATGACTCTATAATTTTCTTTTTGTAGTCCTGGTTCAGCAACTCTCATTTGTGCGTAAGTATCAATTGTCATTGTCTGCGGTCTGAACTCTGATTGGAATTCCATAAACGGAAGTAAATGCACTGACATATTAAGTGCCATATCTTTAAGTGTCCACTCAGCAGCTCTCTCATAATCCTCTGGATCTTTCAAAGTAAAAGCTGGAACGCAGACATGACCTTGAATAAGTCGGAACTTACCATGATAGACCTCAACTCTTCCGAGAGAGAATCCGTCCGGACCGTCGTTTAATCTATACTGCATGCCACAAGACTGACAAACAAGAGTCGAACCATCAATCTTACCGCCACAGTTATCACACTGTAATTTTTGTAATTTAGACATATTCAGTTGTCTCCTTTTTGTTTATTTACGGCATCAAGAGCCTGTTCAAATAATCCTGGATACTCTCGTTCAAATGAATGAAACTCGTCATCTTGATAATCAAACCATCCACCGGATGATAATACATCTGCACAAACAAAATCACCATGATCAATCCAAATTGTAATTTCTTTAGTAAAGCGCAATAAACCATTACTTTTACTAGAGTCTATAGATACACACCATTTATCTTTATCGAGTTTTTCTACAGATTTAATCATATTTAATCGTCTCCTTTTATTATCTCTAATGCACCTAAATCAAGCTCTTTTTCTAACGCACAACCGACTAAATAATAGAATACTTTCTTCTGATTTTCGTCAAAAGATTCGATAGCAGCACATGGATATTTAAACTTGACCTTCTCTTTAAGAGCCATTCCAACATAATAATAAAGAGTACTCAATTGTTCTGGTGTCATCGTATCAAGAATGTCTTTAACAGTCAGTTCTCTAGCCATTACAAACCTCCCATTCGCAACAATCAGTTAATTTAGTAGCAAAACCACCAAATGATCTTCCTTTTGCGCATGATTTACCATCAAAATACTTGCATGTAGAGCAAATAGAACCTATACCTGTGACTTTTATATTATCACTACCGTACAATTCATCAAGCTTTTTTCTAAATATTTCATCGATGTTGTACATACTCAGTCACCTTTACCGTCTTCTTTGTGTTCCAATTCTAGACGATCTGAGACCATGTCGATAGCGTCACAAGCGATTTTAGCTGCTTCTTTATACTGTTCATAAGATTTTGCCATGATTACGCTGTTTGGATCTCTCATAGCACCAGTTAATAGAACTCCAACATACATGTTTATTATAGCTTTAGCCTGTTCATTTGTCATATTTGGTATATCTCCTTTCAGATATAAATTGTACGAGTGAGGAGTCGAACCCCACCATATGAAGTTTCATTTACATGTAGCATCACAGCGACTAACATCGCATTTGGGTGTTTTGCACTCACAGCTTCCAGATGTGTCCATCCATCTTACCGCCACTTCTTACCCATAACACATCACTCAACACCTCTACATATAAACTCTCGGGACATTCCCGTTCTGTCATTCGTACAATAATTGTCATCCTCTGTCCTCCTGGTAGATGACTGCGGTCCCCAGTTATTATATTCGAGCTAACAATCACCCTGGCCGGACCCTTCCCCAAAAATTTTACTGAGTATCAAACGGGAGATCGTCACCACCGCCATTGAATCTCTCATACTTGGCCGCAAACGGATTCTCCTCAACAACTACATACATAGTCTGTACATATGCCTTAATACCAGTCTTACCATTGACCTCCCAGTAAGAAGGAGTGATAATAACATCTGCAGCAGTGAATCTCTTACTATCGAGAATTCCAACATTTGACTCTGTCATGACAACCTTGTTTCTCTTAGTTACCATGATGATTTCTGGAGGATACTTTTCATACTTTACTGCTACCTGCAGATAATCGAACTCATCTCCGTCATAACCATCTCTAGGAGTGTAGTGCTTGATGTTCCAACCATCGCCCGCTAACACCTGAGCAAACTCTGGATCATCAATCCTTACACAGAAATTTCTATCGCCTTCACGATTATTCTGCTTTTCTTCCCCCGCGAAATTTTTCCAAATGATTTTTGCATCCTCGATGATAATTGGATCAACTCGCTGTGTGCCTTTACTTCTTGCCATTGTTTTAATCTCCTTTACTAAAGAATAAATAAGAGGAGACCCCGTTAAAAGAGTCCCCTCCATTATATAATATGTTTACGCTGCGAACCATTCGAAATCACCATACTCTGATATCGTCCGAACAGCTTCATCGACAAGATTATTATAGTACGACATATCGATGTTTTTTTCATATCCGAGAGCTTTGACATCTTCGGACTCTAACCATCGATAGCCTTTTGTACCAGTTGCAGCATAATACTTGCCGTCTTTCTCCCTCATTAGTAGACCGCCACCAACGCCCTCTTTAATTGGGCAGAATTGACCGACACGTCCTACGAATTTGTAGTTATGCGCCGCGTCATTCTTCTTAACCAGTGTGTTGTATCTTGTGATTTGCTCATCATCGAGGTCTGGGAATACCTTGTCTAAATTAGCTAATTCCTTAGCTTCTTTATCTGTGAATTCAGGCAGATCCTCGTTCATGTCAAGATAAAGTGCACTGGTTACAGACTTAGTTTCGCACAGGTCATTGAAGGTAATCGGCTCCTTACTGAATAATGTCTTAAAGACATAAGGAACCTGGAACTGAGTACCTGTTGCGGTCCACTCACCATTGTCATATTTAGCAATATAAACAGCATCATTAACAAGACACATTCTTTCATAAGTTGCCTCATGTTCAAATGTATAACCATACTGCTTACCAAAATCCATAACGAACTGTATGATTTCCGGTGTAGCATTAGGTATCTTAATGGAGTCTGTCTTGATATGTGCTACTGTAAAGCCGCGCTTCTGAACTTCATGTTTAAGATCAACCATGAATAGAGCACCTCTTTTGGCAACGATGTTGTCTTTGTTACGTTTGTCTCTAAAGGGATTAGTAAATGAAGCTGAAGTCAGACCGTATACTGAGTTAATAGCAGTTTTCAGTGCATTTGCCAGGTCTTTTGATGTCATTTCACCATTCTTGACTTTCTCAATAAATGGCTTAAGTTTACCTCCGAATAATTTTTCAACTTTTGACCATTGCTCGTGCTTAATATAAACACGGGCCATAACCAAGTTTCTAAATATCGTAGTATACTCGACACCAAATAGACATTCGGCAATAACACTATGTGGATGCATAGACGCAATATCCAACAGTGCTACATTAGTATAAATGCCTGGCTCGGCGTAAACATATCCACCTTCTCCTACCTCTTCTCCTCTATAAATAGACTTACCAAAGTCGTACTTATAGCCTGGAAAATACGGCAGAAGACTGTGTGCAGTACCATGAGTCATACTCATCATGTCAGGACAAGCTTCCGAAAGGAATCTCATAAGATCATCATCCATGTCCTTAACCGGTTTTGACAAGTCACGATAGTTAAATGCACCCTGAGGCTCACGATTCTTACCAAAGATAAGTCTCTGAGTCAGAGTGTTTGTTGTATCGTTAACTGTCATACCAGCTATACCAGCAAGAATCTGTCGAGCAGTCCAGTCAGCCTTGAGATAATCAAACGCAGCTTCTGTAGCATCTACGTCGTCATCACAATACTCACCGACCATCGGCCACTTATCTTCTGGTACAGGTTGATCCCACGGAAGTCCTAACTCGTGGTGATGTATGCCCATCTCTATCTCAAGCTTTTTCAATGATTTCTTATTACCTGCAGAAGCAAAGTCATAAATATCTGTGTATGAAATATTATATGCTTCGTTAAAGAAGGCATTTCTGTTACCACCGATTATGCGTTGAGATAACTCATATAACTGTTCGTTAGTATAACCCATCATCGCAGCGTAAATTAAATGATTGTCATATCTACGACAGTTAAAACCTATAAGCCTGAATTGTAAGAGCTCTTCTATCTGTGCCGGAGTAGGATTGAACCATCGAATTTTGGGCTGGTTCTTTCCACGCTTTTTCCAAACAACCAATAGAAGATTAGGAAAGACCTCAATATCATAAAAGATGATTGGGGCTTTTGCCTTCTCTTCAAACTCCATCGGCTCGTCCGAATAAAACTTAGAAGAATCTACGATCGATAAACACCATGAGATTTCATCAGAATCCTTACCTAAATCTATAGCATAAGATATTAGGTCATTCTTCAAATCTCTGACATCATACGGCTTTCCAGAATTATAAATATTTAACAAATATTCATTTACTTTGTCCACCGCCATCGGTACATCAGATTCTGTCTTTAATATGTTGAATACGAAATCTCTAATTTTTTGATTGTTTTTATCCATCTCGCTCTCCAAATTTTGTGATTCGTAATGCATCTTTTTCATTAATTTGACGCAATAATCAGACTGATGAGTGCTATTTTTTGCAAATTTCATGATTCGCTTTTTCATTTCGTCTGGTATCTTATACACCATGCCGTCATTATAAGCATCCTCTACAATCTTATAAATAAAATCACAACTTGGTTTTGTTCCTGGATGAATCTCCTTTTTAAGATTTCGTTCTATCATCTCAAACAATTTCTTTTGAGATTTTATTTTAACACCATCGGTCTTTTCTTTTTTATCCTCTTGTAGTGGCAAACCAGAACTGATAGTAGCAATCGGGAGGTTGTTACATAGCGTTAATTTACGTCTGAGTGAGCTATTACCATTGAACACTTTTATTTCTATGTGATCAGCATAAACTCTACTCAATTTAGTAGGATCACCATTGTAAATATAATGCAAATGAATACCCTTACCCGATTTGCTAAGCTCAGCATAAGTTGGAGGCCACTTACTAGCCTCTTCTAAATTACGTTCAAAGCTCTTCTCACCATTCTCGTCTGGGATATCGAAATCTATGACAATATGGTTAAGCGGAACTTTGACATAATGAAGTTTAGAAGTATCAATGGCAGCCAAAGTCGTAGTTACATTCTTCCACTGGCTAATTGGTTTTTCGTCTGAAGACCCGTATTGTGCAGGGGAGTTGCAGCACTCCTTGTCGAAAATAGAGTCTTGCTGAAGGAAAATAATGGAACTATTACAAGACTCCTGTGAGGGTTTGTTCGACAAATTGTTATCCCCAAACTTGTCTTCTCTGAGTTGCGAATAGTAACTACGAACTCTGGTACCATCGGCGAGAGTATACCTCTCACTATATTCAAAGAAGTAACTTTTCAGCTCCTCCTTGAATAGTCTTTGGGAAAGAGGATAATACACCTTTGCATCATCACAATAATTTTTATACATCTCCCAAGCTATCTTGAGAGTGACTCCACCTTCTTTTTTAAATATGAAGTATGAGTCAAGCATAAAATTGTAGAAATCGTTTGAAGCACCAAGCATTGAAATCGGAATATAATCATCATAATATCCAGGATTTTCTTCGTATACTTGTTTACAGTGCCATGCAATAGCACCAAGCTCAAATTCAATTTTCTTTACGAGTGTCTTATATTCTTTAACAGGAACCTTTTCTCCGGTAGGCGTTACATCAATAAGCCTTCGCATTAAGCCTGACTTAGAGTCTGTAATCTTTACCGGCGAGTTAGTACCCATGAACAGGAAACACTTGAAATTGTTCTGATATTGCTTAGCATATTTCTCATTGACGATCATTGTTTCATGAGAGACTAAGCTATTTAATCGGGTGTTATCCTCGATTCTTGACAAATCACCATCATGTTGAATTGCCACAAGAGGGTTGTTCTTAAATGCTTCCAACGCAAATGAATTGGTTGATGAACCTAGACTTTTGGCGTCAAATACGGAATAGTAACCTTCAAAGAGTTGCTGAATAATATTTAGTATAGTGGACTTACCCGTTCCTGCGGCGCCATACAATACTAAAAACTTCTGTATTTTCTTTGAATCGCCATTGACAATTGATCCAATAGCCCATTCTATCTTATGTCTTTCCTCTTCATTATAAAGTGTAGACATAAGACGATCATAAGCCTCTGTTTCACCTTGCTCAAGCGGATACGATAGGCGCTTACTCGCATAATCTTTCTTCGCCATGTCCGTATTAGAAAATATAATTTTTTCATCCAGCATATGAAACGAATCTCTCATTTGCTTCTGGCAATATCTGTGCCATGAATCAATCATTCCAGTCTCAGCATCCCACAAATGTAAGACCTTGACCGGAACTTCAAATCGAGATTTGTTCTCTTTGTAGTATTCATCCAGTTCTCTATCAATTAACTGAATGACGTCCTCTTCGTCGGTTGACCATAGATTCTTGTCTTCCAGCCAAATGGCATAGAAGTCACCACCTCTTATCATTAAATCCGAAGATTTTTTAATGATAAATCTAGGGTAGATTTCCACTATTCCACGCTTACCGGGACGCGTTGAAATCATTAAAAAGTCAACCATAGACTTTACTCCTCTATATTTCTTTACATTCAGATAGATAATGCATCATCTGACTCCAGATATCCATTGATCTGAGATCGTACGGACAGTCTGGTAAAGTTATTAAACCACCTCTACCATCTCTGTCATAATCACGATTAAGAAATCTCCAAACCACATTGTTTACATACTCCTCATCATAATTATTGTCATCCATCTCATCTAAACCGAGATTGGATATCATCTTCCAGAACCATCGGCCTGAAAGAATTCCGTTCTCAGGATTAAACATGATGTGCTCTTCACAACGGAAAGCTAAAGCGACCATCATTTCTAAAACATTGCAAGGATTTACATCCAAATACGACGCTATAATGGGAGCATCAATAGAATGATCATAACCAAAACGATATCTCAAATCTATTCCGTCTTCGTAACGATTTCCATCCATCGGAATAATATAAGAAAACTCAGTACCATACAAATATGACATTAACTTATTATAAGTTACTCTTTTAGACGGCTTTGAATCTTTGATCAGGTCACACAACCATTCATAATACTCCCGATTAATATCGTGTATTATCATTTATCCTCCTCGTCCTTGCCGAGTCTTCTGTAAAGATCATAATCTGCGTCTACTGACTTACCTGTTGCATCCATATAGGATCTTTCATCAGCCAATACTTCGTAATACACCTTTCTTACGTTATTCTTTACGTGAAGTGCATCATCTTCGTATTCACCCATTCGATCTAAATTCCCCTCGCCAATAACTTCATTAATATTAAGAATTGTGTCATCTTCATCTGCAAGAACACCATCGGCGTAAAGTGTAAGGCTGACCTGATCATAAGTTTCATCATCGCCATATTCATTAGGGTGAATAACTTCCGGCTTCATAGAAGATTCAATCTTCTCGTCCTTTTCGGGATTTACGTTCCTATCTGAATAATTGATATATCCACCATCCTTAAGCTTCTTTGCATATTCTGTGAGACTGGGCTTCTTTGTTGCCTGCTCAGAAATGACATCCTTCTTTTCTTCGGTAGACTCCTTTGCAATGTCATCTCTCTTCAGCTCCACCTTCGGAACTGTAAAATACTCTTTTACGGAATCGATCTCTGCCTGAGCTCTTTCTTCAAACTTCTTTTTGGTTATGAAATAAGTGGCAGCTCCGCCTGAGATTGCTCCCAGGACAAAACCGCCAATTGCAAACCATGTTTTGTTGTCCATCAAATACCTCCTCACTTCAAAGCATTACGATCCCAGTCTGCTCTATTGAGAATACTGCCGTCTACATTAAACTCAAGTGAATAAGCTGGTTCGTAACTAATTACTTCACCATCACTATTTGTAACTGGAATCCTAATCGGAACAATCTGGAGATCTACATAGTTATCAAGACTATTGTCTGACGGATCATAAATCCATCCTACTTCTTGACCCATTTTTGTTTTAGGGAATCCGAGATCTTCAAGTACATCATTCAAGAACAAATAATGATTAGCCATCAAACGATCGTTAAAATTGCTCTGTCTCGCTCTAAAGAACGTTTCCATATAGAGCTTATCATAATCCCAATAAGGGTTGTGTCGATCAAAGATTCGCTTATAACCGTCTTCATTGCCACCATCAGTAATGACTTTTATCTTATTCTTTACCGTCTTTTTCTTACCATTTTCGTCAACTTCAGTTTCTTTGATTTCTACATCAGTTGTACCATGACGAAGCTCTTTATCGACCTCATCGCCAAACTTCTTGATTACACGATCACGATATTCTTTGAATTCACTAATACTTGCAGCAGCTGAGGCAGCCAAAGCAGCATTTCGCTTATTAAGAATATTAGATCCACCAAGAATCAAAGCAATAGAAGCTGCACCTGTACCAATTGCAGGAGCATAAGTAAGAGCAAGCTTACCAGCTGTCTTTGCATAGACTCTTGTTATATCTCTCTGTCGATCTTTTTCCGTATATTCCACCGGTTTTACATCGTTTTCACCATCACCGAGAGCTTTGATATTGCATAACTCTTCTTTTGCATCATCAACTATAGGCTTAACCTTTGTAGTAGCTATACAAGCCAAAACCGTACTAGCAACACCGAAAGTTATACCACTAACGATCATTATTTCCGGACTATGTTTCTTAAGTTGAAATCCAACTCTGTTTACCATCGGTCCTAATGAACTGAATATATTTAACATGTGTTATTCTATTCCTCCTTAAAGTTCTTTTATTCTAGGTAATTTCAGAACATATCCATCGCGAACAGGATATATTTCTATTGAACGAAGATTTGTCCAACCGTATTTATTGGCTATAGTGTACGGCGGTGCTGGAATGTTACATTCAGATACAGTCATCTTCATGATCTCATACAGATCATTAACTGACACTATCTGATACTGTTCCAAAACATCATCCATTCTTTCCTGAACCGCTAATGCAGCTCCCTTAGTTGGAAGAAGAAACTCATCGTAATCATAGATATTGCTAGACGGTTTTGCTATAGGCGGTTCGTCAATTGATTTAGCATACGTTCCACCATAGTAGTAACTTCCATATGACATCTTTGTTGAAGATGATTTTGGTGCTGCCGATCGTCCGTAAAGTAACATATGAATACCATTGGAAATGATATCATCTATTGCTTTCTTGAAAGACGGAACAATTATATCAGACAAAACGTAAGAGGATACACTTCTCATGTCCTCTGCCAAAATGCTTCGTGCAAATTTACCAACACCAGTTTGCTTTTTCAAAGATACACTTCCCTGCACAACTGGATCAGACTTTTCTTCTTTACTCACAACCAAATCTTTTGACTTGTGCGAATTAGACTTATACTCTTCAGCCAAGCATTTTTCCTCCTTTACAAAAAATAATATAATAAGATGTCCTCCTTCATCACAGGACATGTAAATTTTGCGAAGTAAGCGGAGAGCCAGCCATAGACCCTCCGCCATTAAACATTAAGACTCTTCTGTCTTAGATTCGTTTTCTGAAGCTGAAGCAGCCTTCTTAGCCTTTACCTTAGCAATAGTCGGCTTAATTGCAAACTTCCAGAGCAAATAGCTTGCTCCAGCAGCGAGTAATGCACCACCTGCTACTACGCCAACAGTTTCCCACTTAATAGCGGGCTGCTTAGCTACCTCAGCAACTTCTGTGTTACCAACGATCTCGAGTTCATTGTCCATCATTTTGTCTCCTTTCGACATATAAAAATATTTTTATTATTTAGTGGTCTGGACTGACCATTAAATACTTAATGAATTTCTTTGGGTGTTGTGTTATGCACTACAGACAAACACGGCTCACCATTCTTTGCCATTACAGCTGTAAATGTGACGTCTATCAATCCGTTGCTGCTTATATCCCAGCCCAAATTATTTCCTAATTCTACTTCATCTAAACCAAGTCTGATACAATATTCATTTAATGAAATAATATCACGACCATGAAGCATGTCATAATTTATTTCATTTATCATTGATTCAATCTTCACTTTGTTAGATCTGAAGTACTGATTTGCTACGTTATCAAAACATAAGCAATCACCATTGCCAGTTATAATAATCGATCCTGATTGCACAGGATTTTTCTCAACCACATCTTTGGCAACTGCTTCTTTAATATCTTTTTCTTTCTTTGCACCAACGATTTCTCGTGTTTTGTTCCGGTATTCCCTAAATGCTGATTCTGACATTGCATAAGCCGCCATTGCAGCCGCTCCTCTTTCAGCAGTTATGTGATTACCACAAAGTATAAGTGTTATACCAGCTATACTAAATACTAGTGGAGGTATGAAATAAGGTCCTGCCGTCCGAACAATCTCTTTACCATCGAGCGAATCTGTTTCTAATTCCTCTCGCTTAGCATCTAGTGCTTCTTTAGCCATGAGTGTACAAGACACAGTTGAGCCAGTGGCAGCTAACATACTACCGATACCTAAACCGAGAAATATTCCAGGCTTATTTCTATTAAGAAAAGCCATGAAATTATTCATCTGCTTTTTCCTCCTCTGTGGATTCTGGCTTTACAAAAGTGGTTGCCAACCATACGCTAAATTTCTTTTGCTTGTGAAGTTCAATAGCAAGAACCACATTAGTCACGATAGATGCACCAAGAATCCCAAAAATAATAGGTTTGATGTTATTCATTTTTATACCTCCTGTTTTAATATAACATTGCTGATAATATATCAGAAATATCGTCAGCGGTATCATACGCTATACTAAATATTTCTGTTACATCCTTTTGATATGTCGGCTTGTACATATACTTAGACATCATATATTTAAATTCTTCAACTGACCTTGTAGGTGTCCAGTCTGTATGAGATAATACAAACACCAACACTTCGTTTGCCGCCCATTTTTTGTAAGAGACACGATTAAATTCCGATTTTGGCCACCAACATTCTGGTTCGTCTATATTATAGATGTACTCTTTGATGGCATTAATCATATTTAGATCATCATTCATACCATGTACTTCCTGTAATATTTATGATTTTTATGGCGTCGAGGCAGTTTTGGAGTAGAAATAGAAGTGATATTTGTTGTACGCTTTTCGTGAATTCTAAGAGTTACTGCACATTTAGGGCAAAGATGCTCAAATTCATCAAATAACTCACAATACGCTGATTCGTGATGACGAGTATCGAGCGTAATAATTGCTTCTGTCCAGGTTGTTTTTCCGTGACAGTTATTGCATTCAGTCTGCTCTGACCATGAATTTCGGGATAAGATTTTTTCCATATTCAGTTGTCTCCTTCAGATATATTAAGTTGTGTTCTAAACAAACGAGAAGAGACCTTGTTATAAGATCTCCTCTGCTGTTTTTTACTCCTTAATCGGAGTGCTTTGAGATTGGCTGGTTAGCTCATTGAATTTACGGGCATTCTCAACCGTATGAACGTTGCTGGATTTTATGCCGGCTATTGTCCCAACTCCACCGAGTATAAATGACAAAGCTGTACATGTCAATCCAATCACATCCCATTTGTTCATTCCAAATTTATTCATGATTTTTAACCTCCTTTCCTCATTATATACCATGCATATTTCGCGGAGCAAACGAGAAGAGACCTTGTTATAAGATCTCCCTCGTCTGAATTAAACCTTAACCTATTTAGTAGGCCGGGCTTTGCCAAAATGGTTCCGACCCACGAGACTTGTTACTGTTCCAGTTTGCTCAAATCTTAATACCTTATTTGTCGTCATATTATATGCTACAATAGGTCCTATGACACCCAATACTCCCAAACCAAGCTGAATTCCAGATGCGAGTTTGTCAAACTTCGATTTTTGCTTTAATTCTGATTCACGAATCTCCTTTTCGTGAGCTCTTTGACTTTCTCTATCATTAAATTCCAACTCCGCTCGCTTTACTTCAAGCCATGGTTTATACAGAATATCTAGTTTGTCAATTGCCTTATTGTACTCTTCTGATCCGGCTTCTAATCCATCGATATAATCGATATGATGAGCAACTGTGTCTTCCAGCATGTCTCCCAGATACTTTTCGCCATTTTCGTTCATAAAATGAACCTCCTTTTCAAATATATTTCGGTTTTACCCATAATACACCATGTTATTTGCGCGGAATACGAAGCATTTGTCGGTATTGACCTTCTCGGTTTCTATTGTAGGTAATGTCCACCTTGAACACAACCGTTCGATATCGAGCCATCATCTCTGGATATTTATCCATGTCCAAATAGAGATACATCTCACCGTCGTCATCTGTTTTGGATTTGATAGTTCCAAATGTTCTTCCTATTTCTCCTGCGGCCATAATAAATGCTCCGAAGAAAAAGCCTACTACCAATGCAACAATTACCAAAATTACTCCTAACCAATTCATTTTTTATTCTCCTTTTCATATTTTTTGTTTTCTACTACAAACATATCTATTCGTCCGCACCACGGGCAAAAAGGGTACTGTGCTACCATAGTTTCATGACATTTTTGACATCTAAACCGAAGACCGATAGAACTTGGATCTGGAATAATTTTTGTTGTGCGTTCACCTTCTAAGAACTTTATTTTTTCATAGGAATCGTTCTTACCTTCGGCATAACCAAGATCATATGTATGATGAACCGCATCTCTCATATCACCCATAATCCTATTCAGTTGTTTGTATGATTTCATGTTAATCCTCCGTAAGCTCTAAGATACATATCAACTCTGGGCTGCCATTCTTCACCTTTTTGACAATCAGTACACGGTTTAGTCAAGCCATGTAAGTCTCTATACTCGCAATTTTCACATGTTTTATCTTCCATATTACACCTCTCCATTGAATCTGCTATCTTTCTTTATATATTTCTCAATAACATCTTCCGCTGTAAGCCAACCATCAACATCTTCCAAATCTGCTATATCTCCGTATATTTCGAGTAAACCTTCTGGTCCACCATAAGAATATTTATGACAAACAACATCCCACATTCTTAAGCAATATTGTCCCTTGCGGTCTTTTACAACACCCCACGGACGACTATCCTGTACTTCCCAATGTTTATTGTCAACTGGAATATAAACAATTATCTGATCTGACTTACCACTATGGAAATGATCTGCCATCATATTTATAATGTTGTGTTCATCGAGATACTTTTTAAGTTTTTCTAATTCAGTCATATTCGATTATCTCCTTTTATATTTAATTTTTGAACAAACGAGAAGAGACCTTGTTATAAGATCTCTTCATTTAAACTACTTATTCTCAGTTTCTTTAGGATTTTCTCCACAAGAACAAAGAATGACATAGTCTATCTTAGACTCGTTCTTAAGTGCTAGGGTTTTAATCTGTCTGTCGAAGTCCTTTGCCTGAGCAAAGCGCTCGATTGCAAGACCGATAAATCCTACCATTAGAAACATAACTCCCGTGATAGTACATCTCCTTCTTCTCCTATACAGTTCTCTGATATCCATATAAAAAACCTCCTTTAATCAGTTTCTTCATATAATGCGATGTGTATTTCGCGTAAAAAGAAAAGAGGATGTATAAAACACCCTCGATTTTGGTTGTTAGCTAAGTAACAATAGCAATATTATGAATATTACTAGAAGAATACCTCCCAGATACTTCACAATTATACCTGCTATTGCAAATATGTATGCTAAAACCCACAAAATTCTACTTAACATCTCATTTGTCCTCCTTTCTTTTAGTCATAATACACCATGTAAAAAATGCGAAGAAAAAGAAGAGACCTTGTTACAGGTCCCTCTTTATTTCACTCAATAAAATTTCTGCGTATTGATCATAACTGCTTTGCGATACGCCGTCACTTCTTCTCCATGTAAAAACACTCCAGGGTTCGATGTCCGTACGATTGACAATCATCCAGCTCAATTTCTTTGTATCAAACCAGAATTTGCCTCCATCAAAAACAAACTCAATATTGTTCTTATCTAAGAATTCCTTAACTTTCATTTCATCATTTGTCATGTTAACAGTACCTCCTAAATTTTATTGCATAAAACACCATGTAAAAAACGCGAACAAAAAGAAAGAGACCTTGTTTCCAAAGCCTCTTATAAGATTAACAAAATATGTTAATATATATCCATATAATAATCCACGGCAACGCGGCTAATAATACAGATATGATAGCCCACCTTATTGCAATCTTATTGTCTTCAGTTAATTTCATATCTCTTTCCTCCTAAATTTTCTTGCATAAAACAATATGTAATTTATGCGAAGAAAAAAGAAAAGGCTTTGCTAAAAACATTCTCCGTAAACAGCAATTATACTTATCATCGTTTAGTAACTCCTTTTATAATTCTGTACTTTCCATCGATACTTGTTTATTTAACAAAGTCCTTTTCAACCTCCTTTAAGAAACACAAACGCCAATTTCATAAAACCACTAAAATCTAATCCATCTATTATTTAATATCCATTAAATCAATAAATTTATAGATTATAATACTAATAATCATTATATAAATGTGTTTCTTTTCTCATAATACACCATGTAAATTTTGCGCAAAAATAAATAGGGAATGTGTAAAACACTCCCTATCATTTAGTTTACTTTTCAATAACCATCTGTTCTTTAACCTTGATATAATAAAAAGTTGTTTCGTGTGGTTCTAACGGATTTCTTACTCGTAAATAAGCTATTCCATTTTTAAGTTCCAGCCCTTCCGCTTTCTCTATGATCTGTGTAACGCCTTCACCTTCGTAAAATTCCTCTGCTTCTTTTGCTGAATAAACTATATGTTCATTAGCAATAGATACAGCTGTATCTTCTGAATTGCAAATAGCGATAATCTGATCATATTCCGAGTTAAACGGATAATGACCCGAATTCTTGTTCTCTTTTTCTTCGAGTGATGCTCCTAAAACTAACCATACACTTTTCATTTGTCAATTCCTCCTAAATGATTTATTGAGATTTCTCTCTATATAATACCATGTGAATTCTGCGTATTTATCGACTTTTTTCAAAATTTCACCCCGGGAATTTTTTGCGAAGAAAAAAATAAAATAAGGTGTGATAGCAGCGAATTGCTACTACCACGTTAATCCTTATTTTACTTCACCATGCTTAGTCCCTAAACCTTCAGCATAGCTAATTTTTATTTAGTGCGCTGCAACATGCAGTAAATAAAAATCCAAGTAATTTGAGTCTATCAACCATTGAAGACTCCCTTCTATATAATTTAGAAAAGTTGTTAAGTTATTTCTTCACAATAAACCTATCCAAGTACATCTATTAAACGATGTACTCGAATTGCATGTGAATGTCAAAGTATTTCCGCTAAATGATGGAGAAAAAGTAGCATTAACAGAACTTCCAAGTTTTTCAATGGAACAAGAGTTAGCAGCATTAATAAATACTAAATATATTCCATTTCCAGCACTATTAATATTAGTTATTAATATACCACAATTCCACGAGTTTGCATTTAGTGTTACAGAAAAAGTTTTACTACTTCCGCCAACATACCTTTGTAGACAATTGAAATCGTTAACATTTTTACCATTAAGCGTATCTGTCTTAATTCCGCCGATAACATCTAAAGCCGCTGTAGGATCAAGAACATTAATACCAACCTTCTTACTTCTAAAAGACATAAGAGGTATACCCTGATTAACTATAAGGTTCAAAGTATCAGATGTTAATTTGTCCTGTATTAAAACCTGGACATTCCACGAGTAGTTTGCATCGAGATTCACCAACGCATTATTCGAGAAACTGAAGTTTAGTCCTGAAGTAGTTACTTGACTTAGGATATCTGTGTAAGAACTCCATGAGGAATCACTAGTTTTCTTGTATCGATACTGACAGTAAATAATTGAGTTCTTCTCTGTACCACTAATAGTTATAGCTTTGCGATTTCCAGCGAAAGATAACTGAATAGTATTTTCAACTTCATTTACTCTTCGTATGGTTGAGCTCGTATATACTATCTTGCTATATGCTACTACTGTAACATTAGTAGATCTTGAGGTGCTATATCCTCTTGAGTCAATTGCTGTTACAGTCATAGCAACTGTTCCACTGGTTGTAATAGTACCCATTGTTACTGTTGTAGAGGTACTAGAAGCGGAAAGATTACCAAAAGCAACAGAATAACTTTTGATAGTAGCACTATTCTTAGCTGTTGCCGCTGTGATATTAACTCTGACTGTAGAAGCATTCTGAACCATGATCTGGTTATTTCCAGTCACAGATACTACAGCACTGTTGTTATCCTGATAAGTAAAACCAGTAAATGTCGGAGCGGAATTAGATGCTGTTGTTTGAACTGTTGCCGTTTTACTTGTAGCACTACCTATCTGAGTTGAACCCGACCATGTTGTTAACACAAATGTTCCAGTAAACGACTTAATTGTACTCATCGCATTCAACAAAGTTGTTCGTTCGGCTGCAGTTAGAGTAATCGTGTTATTACCATTAGCTAAAGTAAGACCGGTTTTAGTTAGTATTGACGTGTTACCATTCTTAATTTCTAGTCTATGTGTATACGACGGCACATAAACTGTAGTATTTATTGTAAATGATACGGTAGAATTATCTGCTGTTACCGTACTAACAGAATTAAGAATTGCATTACCTAATGTTTTAGGTGATACAGTACCAGAGGTACCATAGACCTGGTTACTTGTCTTTCTAGCTCTAACTTTAGTGTTATATGTCGTATTAGGAGAAAGACCGGATATTGTTGTTGATACAGATCTTGTATTTGTAGTACTAAAATTGGTCCAGGTGGAACCATTGTTTATTGAGTAATCCCACCTGTCGCAATTTACATTAGTGCTTGCAGATAATACAAAACTGTTAACGCCAATACTACTTGTTGATACTGATACTGTCGGTGCGGCTCTATCTAATGCAGTAAGAGTAATATCAAATCCCTGATAGGGGGAGTCAATATAAATAGAACCATCAGCATACCACTCACAAGTTGCCTGAACATTTATTGACTTTTTACCATCAGAATTATGATTTATTACGATGTTTTCTTCATCATATAGAACTGTATCACTGTCGTAATAAACCGGCTTGTCGCCCCAATCCCAATACTGATATCCACGAGCCGTACCATCAATCTTTACATTACAACCACCACTATAGTTAGTTGTATATCCTTCGTTAGTTCTCCAGGCATAAACCGTAATACGTAGTGTACTGGTATTGGCAATAACATTTGTGGCAGTTTCTCTGACCCATATTCTAAATAAGATATACTCGTTATCAGTCGAGCAATATTGACTTCGCCATTCTGCCATTTTGAATTATCTCCTTTAATCCAATAATACAAAGTCAAGACCGTTAGCTTTAGGAACAAATCGTCCTTTACCAACAGTCATTTCGTTTAATACTTCGGTTTTCTGAAGTGTAGTTAAGTCTTTATTTACCGTTAATACTGTATTTCCCTGGTGTTTGACGGCAAACTGTGTGTTATCAATGATTGTCTGCGTGTCACTCTCGGAATTGGTGATGTTAATACCTCGTTTGTCGATCTTGACATTCATTGTATAAATCTCGTTCGGGGCAGGCTGCCAATTTACTTTAGTAGCACCCTCAACCATGATAATATCGGCAATAAACATTCCGTCGCCATAAGTTCCAGCTAAGAATTTTATAACATCACCAGTTGCTACGAATGTGTAGTTATATTCGGTCCAATTGCAAGCTTCTTGTTCATCAAATATATAAGAAATATTTTCACCATTATTAATATATGCATAACATCTACTAGCAGTTGTACGCTTAATCTTAAATGTTATTGTGTACATCTGGTCTCTTATAACCTTGATGTCCTGAGACAATTCTGCCTGATTTGGATCAGCTGTACCATGAAGATAGAACAATGAACCAGATATTGTGTTATCCTGTGCTTCAGAATCTTGTAATGCATCTACACCATTCTTATAAGTCCAGTCATCCGATTTGCCGTTCAAACCTGATGAGTTTTGTACTTTATTTGATCCACCAATGATCTGTGTAGCAAAAGACAATTCCAGAGCATCTAATGTTTGTCTCAATTGAGATATTGACACAGTTAGTGTTTCAACATCACCTTCGATCATTGCTGTATAAGCGGCAGTTATATCACTCTCTAATTGAGCATCAGCAACCGTAAACGACTGTCTGAGTTCTTCACTAGACTGATTTATAGCATTAACAACACTATTAGTATAATCCTGCGAGATAGATCCTGATGAAATAGTTCCCGCTTGAATCATGTTACCATTGATCAAACCAGAAGTAATAAAGTAAGCGTTAATACTACCATTTTGAGTAATAGCCGTATCGTACGGACCATTTATACCAGTTGATGAATGACCCAGACCATTGACATTCCACTGCCAAACATTCTGAGCCGTGGCTTTATCAGGAGTATCCATGACAAGTATTCTTGACGGATTATTCTTCGGATCAAGAACAACATAACCACCATTATATCCTGTAATAGCATTAGTAGCATTAAGTATTGCCTGCTCTAATTCAGTATGTGTTGTTGCGTTTTGAGTTATCTTATTTTGATTTGCAATCGTCGTTGTAAGACTAGCTTTTTCAGAACCTAATGACACTTTGCTATATCGTCCAGACAAAACATCATATGTCGTTGCTATTACCTTAGCTGTAGCATCAACTCCTAGTTTCGGGAACTGAATAGTTAAAGTGTCACCCATCTGAACTCTTTCCAACACTGCTATATTAGCATAGTCCGTTGTTTCAGACAAATTAGCAAAAGACACATCGAGTGATACTTCTGGTACACTCAGATTATGAGTATTTATATAATCCATTGTAGCATTGTATAACTGTTCTTCAGTTGGTTTTTCCTGAAATTTATTAGTTAAATCCAAAAGAAGTATCTGTACAACAGGAGGATTTTCGACAAGATAGACTAGCTTTTGTGATAAAACAACTAATCCGCCACCTTCAGCTCCTTCTTTGTACCAATATGGTCTAACGGCGTTGTATACATTGCTACAATTTTCATCTTGTTTAAGACTTGTTAAGTTTTTACCATAACGTATTGTTACACCTCTATTGGAACCTCTATTGTTCCACAACTTTACAGTGTAACCATCAAATTCATATTCACCTCTATAAGTATCGAGAATAGAGCCCTCAATACCGCCCAGGATTGATCGGACGGTAAGGGGCTTTATTGTCTCAATATTTGCAGATGTTGTTTTATCTGTCCAGAACGTAAATGGTGACGGAACATCCATCGCCGCTACAAGATTCTGGAAAGCAGTTAAAACAGAACCCGCTGAGAATGGTGCAGCAGTATAGCGGGATAAATCATAACTGATATGCTCTGCATTTACTGTTACTTCACCATTGAGCGGTTTAGAAATACCGTAAATTCTAAACGGTTGAGGATCTGAATATGGATTAGGTTTAACAACAATGATTCTCTTATACTGAATCTCCCTATAATTCTTACCACTAACAGGGTAAGTCATTGACATTTCATACTTATTATTCAGCTTTTCTTCTATTTCGCATTGAATAGTATCTGATAATGTTCCTATACCATTAGTGGAGAAGTCTGAATCAGTACTTTCAAATATTCTCATTAAACGGTCCACCATCTCGGGATTACCTCCACACTTTGTACTCCACCATCAAATGTTACGGTTTGTGTGCCTGGATCAATTACTGGGAATTCACCATCAGTTAAGACAATAAATGAATTCTTATTAGTCGTTCCAGACCATGCGTCTTGTAATTCACAATCAATAGTTATCGGGTCTGTACCAGCTCCGGCCTTGATTGTGATTGTGTGATTACCAATACTTACAGAACCCTGTGTGTTGTTTGTAGTCACTTTGAGTACCGGAGAGGAGGAAAACCTGGTTCCATTTTGAATTGTTCCTTCTCCAGTAAAAACAATCGAAGTTTCACCAGACTTAAGATACCTCTGAGGCTTACATATGAAATTTAAAGTTGCTTTACCAGCTTCATTAAACAGATTTTCAACTGACAATGACTCTGAATAATAGGCCATTCTATAATGATCTGGATCATAAGTATCTTCAAGTCTAGCATAACCGGAAGCAGAGTGAAGCCACTCGGCAACCTGGTTAATAATTAGAGGAAAAGATGGCTCAACTTTTACACTAACATCACCACAATTACTAAAAATGTTATTCTCTCCCAAAAGCGTAGGAATATCCTGACTTGTGATTGCAAGCGTGATAGGTGTAGCAAGCGGATAGACAATCTGTGCATTAGTATTTGTTAATAATGCTTGTAAATCAGCAACACTTGTAACACTTGTATTATTAATGGAAAACACAAAACAAATTCTCTTTGTACTATTTATTTGGCAATAAGGACAACCTTGTCCCTGCTTTTTAAAAATATTAGATATAATATCAGTTTCCCAAGCGTTGGCATTAAGCGGATTAGCCATAGCCATATTAAAATATCGAAATGCCCCTGAAGTTACCATTGTAAAAGTTTCTGAACCATTAACAAGAATATATCTGTGCGTAACAACCAAATTGCCCTTATTGTCAAAATGACCGCCGTAAACTGTCTGACCGAAAGCAAAGGTGTAGATGTTGCCGTTATAAGCCTCGTAGTCGCCAACTGTTAAAACACCCTCAAAAATGCCACTGCTTTCATAGAATAGTCTTGTTATACCGCCACCAAATGAGGTTGAAATGTATTGTAAGGTTTTTCCTTCCAATGACGCTTTTGCAATAGTAACAACCTCGCTTGCTGTTGTAGCTGAAAAATACACTGTGTTTTGAGTTCCGTCAGTATAATGAAACGCTATATTACTATTTAGAGTTGTTCCTGTTTGGTATCTTGTCAAACGCAATATGAGTGTATAGCATGTATTTTCCTTAAACCTTATACCATTAGTAAAATTCTTATTGTTTGTAGCACCGCCTGCGTCAATAGTAACAAAATTGCCATTTACATCACTATCAAATTTCGAAGCATTTGGGTTATTGACGGCATTAACTATTGCGTTTCCCAAAGCAAGACCACCCAATAAGTTTTTACCGCACCTTGTAATAACCCCACTATCAAAGCCTGATATAGTGTATGGGTTTGTAGGCGACTTCTCGCCACTTCCGCTCTCAACGGCTACGATTTCGGATTTAAGTGACTTAATGGGCATACGGCTGCTACTCTTAAATCTAGCAACAGCCGCATTTACCACATCTATCGGTACACCATTTGTAGCAACACTAACTTCATAAGATCTTGGAACATTTTGAAATGTTTTAGTATCAACAACTAAATCACCATTCCTACCAGGAACATGAGTAACCTGGTACTCCTTTTCAGGAGAAACATAATCCGGAAATGTCTCAACCTCAACACCTAAGTCTTTGGATGATATGCCATTAAACTCAATTATGCCCATACAGAGTCCTCCCTTACCATCTGTTCCTGAAGAATCTTATTAATTTCATTAGCAATCTCTTTAGGATTCGATCCAGAGATGTTGAATGTATTATTGTTAACGACACTCTCATGATTTTCACCAAATCCGCTAAGAGCATCTCTGAGTTCGGCCAGCATCATCTGTGTGTTTGCCTGATTTGCTAATGCAGCATTCATCGACATGTCGGAAGAAGCAGCCATATTCATCGCTCTATCTCCAGATAACAAGTCATTAATTGTCTGTGCACCATCGGCAATATTAGACAAATCCAATACCGGTCTAATAGTAGGATCGGCATCCATTTCGTCGTTGATATAATCGGATATGTTAGAAAGAACACTGGACATACCGCGTATAGCATCATTACCCATGTCCTCTGTAGCATCGATTGCTGTCTGAGCATATTTGTCAATACCAACGGCAAGACCCTCGTCTACATATCGACCAATTTCCATGAATACTTTGGAAGGTGATGCTACTCCGAATATGTTCTTACATTTCTGAACGACATCATCACAGAACTCGCCAACGGCATAAATAGCATCATTTACTTTATCATAAATACCTTCTATAAATCCGTTAATGAGGTCTTTTGCGATGCTGTAGAGTTCACCAACACTTCCTGGAGTCTCGACACCGAAGAACTTGCAAACAGCATTAAGCACTCTCTTGGCAAAGTCTGTTACCATGATCTTTGCCTTTTCGATCATTCCATAGACGCCTGCATTAAATTTCTGAATAATAGTTTTACCTAAATTCAAAAATTCATTAGCGTTTTCAGGCTTATCAATACCGAAGAAATTGCAGATCGCTGTAAGTACCTTGTCGGCAAGTTCGGTGATCTTCTCTTTAGCTTTACCGATCATGTTTGAGATACCATCAATCATGTTCTGAATAATATCATGACCCATCTTACCGAGTTCTGACATATTTGTCGGTTTGTCTACACCAAAGAAATCACATATCTTAGTAAGAACCTTATCTGCTAATTCTGTAATCTTCTCTTTAGCTTTACCAATCATTTCACCGAGACCATTAATCATACCCTGAATCATATTATGTGCTAATTCAGAGAACTTTGTAGAGGGCGAGTGGATACCAAAGAATGTCTTGATAGCTTCCCATATGGAAACACAGAGATGATCGATTGCGTCTTTAAGTGCTTGAGCATGCTCGTCGAGACCATCAGCGAAACTTTCGATCATTGTAATAACGAAATTCCATACAGATTCCATCAATTCAGGCAAAGCGGCTGTCAAACCATCAAAAGTACCAGTAATAGTACCGATGAGAATTTCGACAAGCTTTGCTGTAATTGGAGCTATGTTTTCTGCTAACATGGTCAGTGTATCCATGATAAGCTGCAAAGCAGTGGCTGTTACATCATTAGTGATTGCCAACAAGCCTCTTAAAGCTTCTCGTGTGAAAGCAATTAGTGCATCTACCAACTCTGGTGTATGATCAACAATAAATTTTAAAACATTAGTAAGTAAGACACCTAAGAATTCCATAATTTTAGGAATTAACTTGATAAGTAAATCCAGCAAACTAACAATAAAATTGCCGATTGTATCCATCAGTTTAGGAAGTGTCTGATTGATAGAATCTAAAATTATTGATATCAAAGTAACAATACCCTCAAGGATAGTATCACTAGAATCAATAAATACTCGTATAAATGCTACTATTGCTTCACCTACTTTTGTAGCCATTGTCGGCACCATCAGGAAGAATGATGCCAAAGCATCTATCATTACTTCTACTGCGCCTGGTCCAGCGGCTACCAATTTCTCTACAGCGTCAGCAAATAGCCATAAACCAGTACCAGCCGCTAATGCTCCAACACCAATCAACGCTATTGCAGTACCTAATGCAAGTAATCCTATTGATAAATATTGAGCTGGTATGGCTGCAACTAGCACTAAAGCTAATGCTCCAGCGAGTAGAATCAAGGTCTCAACCATATGACCACCTTCAGCAACAGAAGCAACTATTGCTAAAGCTCCAGCAATGAGAATCAAACCAACTGAAGCCAGGGTTAAAGACGCAGCACCCTTGACAATATTGCCTTGAGCTTCTCCAAGAGCCATGAGGGCTATAGTCATTACTGCCAAAACACCAGACAAAGCTAATGCACCGGCTAATAGATTTTCAGGATCAATAGATCCAAGAATAGCTAACGCTACAGCTATTTCAACTAAAGCTATACCCATAAGAAGAGAAGCAGCAGCACCTTTTGCCAGGTTACCTTGTGCCTCGCCCAGAGCAGCTATGCATATAGTTAGCACAGCTAATACTGCCGATAAAGCAATAGCACCAGCTGCAATTCCTTCAACTGGCAAATTACCTACTATTGCTAATGCTATTGATATTTCGATAAGAACTACTCCCATCATCATAGCAGCGCCTGCAGCTTTAGTCATTTGACCTTCATCGAGACCATCTAACTTACCAAATGCAGCTACAATTATAGCAACCTCGCCTAAAAGTATTACTAACGCTGCCGCAGCTACTGTAACAGAATTGATGTCTTCTCTTGCTATTAGAATGATTGCTGCAGCGATCTCGGCAATGATAATCATCATATCGCCGAGAACTTTTCTGATAGTTTTGAACTTCTTACTATCAACAGTCATCTTATCAAACGATTCCATGATGACTTTCAGTTCGTACATTAATCCGGCAATAACAACGGTGGCTAATGCTAATTTGTCAGACCTAATCATTGCTATTAAAAATATTGCAGCTGCTAATTCAAGGATTGCTGTAGCAATTGTTTTAACAGTCTCGACCTGAACTTTTTTCTTAAGTCCGTCAAAGAAACCACCAATACTATTAAACATTCCTGTTAAAGCATCAACAATTTTGTCTTTATCTTTTACAACTTTATTAATAACGCCAAAAAATTTCAAGACAATAGCAGTAATAGCAGCTATAGCAGCGAGCGGAGTTCCTTTAGCAAGGGTATCTCCGAACTCTTCCATAGACGGAAACTCGAAATCTGTGTTTTGTTTAAAAGCATCGAAGAATTGATCTATATAAGGCTTTATTTTTTCCCATGCAGACTTAATTCCATCTGTTTTTTCAGTGACGGTATCAGCAAAACTTGTAAAATTTTCTTCTCCAGTTTCTGTATCTCCACCAGAACCAAAAATCTTTTGGAAATTATCGCGAATACCAGAGAAAAATTCTTTAATGCCCTCCCAAGCTTCTGAGGCTTTCGTTTTTACCGTATCAAAGAATTCTTCAAGCGACATTCCAAATAAAGCCTGTGTGACTTGTTCAGCATATTTCGGGATATTTTGAAAGAAAGTCTTTACAGCTTCCCAGGCATTTAATACTGCTGTTTTTATTTTTTCAAATAACTCATCTAATGACATTCCAAATAATGCCATAGATAATTCATTTAATTTTCCAGGTATCTTAGAAATAAACTCTACAACTTTGCCGACTATTTCTCTAAATACGTCTGTTGATTTTGCCCACTCGTCGAATCCGACTATAGCATCACCGATATTAGCGGTAACACCAAGAACTCCATCTCCAAGACCGTTAAAATTATCGGACAAACCAAATATTGGTTCGAGAATAGCAACTATAATATTCTTTAAAATATCTATTACTGCAAATACTCCCTTGAATGTCCTCTTAAGCTTATCTGCTGTTTCATCACTGATTCTTAGTTTGTCTGATAAATCACTAATTCGTTTTGTAATATCTTCAACCGTATCTAGTGATACTGGATCAAAAACTTCACTAAAAGCACTGCCAATTGATCGGAGTACAGTTATTATATTGTCAAATATGTTTTTTACTACATTGAATACATTACTAAATATTGTAGTAAATTTTTTAATATCTTCTTCCGAAAACCTTATACTCTTAGTAAAGTTTTCAAATTTTAATGTTAAATCATATAATTGTTCTGCGGTGGCAGGAGGAAAAACATTTTGAAAACCATCTTGAACAGCAAATATAATATCTCTTATATTACCCCAGATATTTTTTATTCCCTCAAATAAATGTTCTCTTCCTCCTAATTCACCCCATGCTTTTGCGACTAAACCAGCATTATAAACATTTTCAACAAACAAATCGTATAATTCATTTGTTACTGCTGTCCATAATTCTTTTGACTGAAGATAGTCGCCCATTATTGTGACGAACAAATTCATCCATGCAGAAGAAACTGCATCTTTCGTTGCAAGCATAGAATCTTCAAAAGTCTTTGATTCCTGTGAAGCCTTAAATGCTGCATAACCGAGATCATAATATTCATCAGATAATTTTGACAACCATCCAACGAGTAATGTGGCACTTACTCCAGCTTCATTAGCAACATCAGTAAAATTTACATACTGACTGCTCAATTGGGAAAAGGTCTGGGCTACCTCTCCTATACTCATACCAGTAAGTTTTGACACTTCAGCCATATCCAAATTACCAGCTTTGTAATTTGTTATATAGTGGCGAAGTTGATCAACGCTAAGACCGGTCTTCTCTGTATATTCACCAAGTAATTTCGCTTGATCCTTATACTGAGCAACATATTGCATCATGTCAGTAGCAGTCAAACCAGTTGCTTCTGTTGCATCATGCATTTTGTCTGCAAATGAACCATACTTATTTAACGTTTCAGTAAGCACATTATTATCGAACCACATACCGTAATCTTGATTTAAAGTATTACGGAAATTAGTTACAGTTACTTCGAGACCATCTGTTGTTCTGGCAACACCATCTTCTCCTCTCTCAAGAATTCCCATAGCAACAGCAGTATCAATAGCTGTTTGCTTAAATTCCTGAGTCGCCATGTTAGCATTCTCAATAGACATCCAGTCTCTCAACTGAACACCACCCATAGCCATAGACTGAGACAGGTTGTACATTGCTCTGGACGCTTCTTGTACGCCAGCGCCAGAAATACCAGCCCAGGTAGCAATACCCTGCATAGCTGTTGTAGCTTGCTCAAGATCAATACCAGCAGAAGTAAACTTACCAATATTGCCGGTCATATCGACGAAATCGTATGATGTTTCGTCAGTGAACCAATTCAATCTCTCTAACTGATCGGATACATAGTTCATTTGAGCACCAGTATCAGACCACTCCTGACGGGTTGCTGCCATGATTGTCTGAACAGACTTCGTCATATCTGTGTATTTACTGAAACCGGCAATAATCTGATCAAGTGAAAGAGACTTTACAAGACCAAATACTTGGTTTTCTAACTCTCTTACTTTTTCACCAACAAAAGAAAATCTATTTGCAAGTGACTGGAGATTATCACCTATCTTACCAAGATTTGAAGCGCTTGACGCTGATAAATTATCGAAACTCAGACTGCTCTTTAATTTATCCAGAGATGACATGCTCGTCGATATACCTTTTTCAAACTGAGCATTATCAAAGCGCATCTCTACAACTTTTTGATCAATTGTTGTACTCATTAGGTATTAACCTCCCTCCATAAATCGTCGGCCATATTTTGAAAGATTGGTTTTAATGCTGGGTTTATATAATCTATACCCTCAACATATCCACCATTACCTGTTCCATGCCCGTATTGTATTAATATTGCTACCGGTGTTCCACTAGTAGTAAGTTTTGAGTTCTTAAATTCAATAGTAGCTGAATCCTTTCCTCTAACTATCTCATAGTACCAACTAGAAGCCGTTTCTCCGGTATCTCTAGGAGTAGCAGACTTAAGGGCGGCAACTCCAGCTTGGCCATATTTATCCAAATTGCTTTTGTGAACTATGCCTTTACACTTTTCAAAAAAATTATTTAAGTTAGAGAAGTCACCCTTTTGTCTGAACGTTATCATTTAAAACCTCTTAGCCTTTAGAATGAAGTCTTTGTCTTCTTGCTGCATTAAGTGCTGCATTTCTACTCATCAATTGCCTTTGACTCATCTTTTTAGGCGGACGATTCTTTCTGTTACATACCTCAATCAATGTCAGCAATCTATTAAGGTGCCATTTTTGACATTCAAAAGGTATGTTAAGAGCTATCATCCAATAATAAATCAACTCGGATGTTATAGTTTCTCTGTTAGTTGATTTTTGAGCATTAGGATCATCATAGAATTTAGTGGCCGTATGAGGATCATCTATATAATCTTTTATATCCTTTATGTTTTCAGAACTTAATGCTAAATATACATTAGGATCAACATTTTGTGTTAATGTCATGCACTTTATATAGTCAAGAATCTCCTCGTTTGTTTTTTCATTCTTTTTTAAGAATGCTTTATGCCATTTCGATTCCCATTTTGAAAGAGAAACTAGAGAATGCTCTAAATGCAGAGTGGTAGCTTTAGTATTAATAAATACTTTATTTCTTTCATCCCAGAATTCACCACTAGGAACATCGATCTCTAGCATAATATTACTCCTTAGGAATTAGGATTTGCGTTCTGTACGGTCTGTTCTATTAATTCTGTTTTTACAGCTTTAGAATTCAATTCTTTTCTCTGATCGTCACTTAACGGAAGAACTCTGGAAATAAATTCCACAGCTGAATCTGTATTTGTACAAAGTTCCATAAATAAAACAGAGTATGCGGGACTGTGCTCAAATCTATTTGAGATTTCTTCTGATTTATCGAAGTATCTTCCATCCGGAGACTTTATGCCGTAACTCTTATGAATAAACTCTTTGAATGTCTTCATTATTACGGCACCATCCTTAGAATCTACAATCCTTTTGAGCATTTCACCATATCCACCGGCTTCTCCAACTTCTAATTCAACTACTTCGGACTGCTCAATATTAAAATAGAAATCTTCTTTTCTTTCCTGACCATTATAATCGGTATAAGTTATAGTCTTTTTATACATTTGGTAAATCTCCTTTCAAAAATAAAGGGGGCTCAATTAAGAACCCCCTCGTAAATTCGTCAACCGTTTCCAGGGCTAAAAATTGTAAGCAACTGAGCAATTGTAGGAATCGTCGGCGGAGCCTCTGTTGTTCCATAAAGCTTAGCTTCAAGAGCCTTCATCTTAGTATCATTATTAACCTTTGTGCTATCAATTGTGATACAAGCAGTAGGCTTATAACCAGTAACCTCAATAGGTGTTGTACTGATTTCCCATGAGAATGTGATAGCCTCAGGGGAATCATTGATTGTACCATAACCCTTTTCTGTAGGAGCTGCTGTACAACCATAAATAAGATGGATCTTGTAACCATGATCATTACCATCAGTATCATTACCAATCTTAGTTCTATAAGCAAGAGCAAATGTCTTTCTCTTCTGCTGGCCAATAGCTACACCTGTTGCAATCTCTGCTGAGCCATCACACTCTGCGAATTCATCAGGGTATGTGTAAGCCTCAACAGTAGCACCAAACTCTTCATTAGAAATGAGGTTAAGATACTTAATGTTATCAGCATAAAGAGGTGTAGGTTCTGCACCAGAAGGGCTCTCTGATACGTTTGTAAGACCATTCCAGGCAACACCGTTACCATACCAACTAGTTTCTGAATCGTATACGTAGAGAACGCCTCTGTCGACGCCTGTTTCATAAATGCGCTTTCCTGTGTCGTCCCAAGTTAAGGGAGTATATGAGGGAGTGGGATCTGGCATAATTTATTCCTCCTAATAGTATAAAGTATAATTATAGTGATTTAGATTATCTGCTGTATAGAATCTATTAAAACGACAAAAATCCAATTTTGCGAATTTAAATATCATCGGGTCATCTGGACTTTCGGTTATAAAAGTAATCTCATAAGCAACATCTTGTAGATAAGAAATATTATCAGCTCGTGTATTATCTATACTTGCCAGTTTATACACTATAGCCGGATAATTCATATGAATTGACGCCGGTGGTTGGAAGTATACATTTCTGCTACCAAGTAATTCCTCTAGGAAACTCTGTAACTCGAGTCTAGTTTTAGCCATTGTATACTCCTCCCAGCGACAAAATTAAACGAGGGTACGAAACTTGGACACTGGATATCTTAAGCTTTATACCCTCGTATACGACGTATCGTATAGCATAGAAATTTTTTACGGCAAATGGGTCGGCGACAATACTAATCTCATTCTCGAGTTTAACATTATCATTTAATTGCTCTGCACTCTGGAGTCTATCCAGGTTTCTGCTTATATCACCACAATATTCGTGTTCTTCAATAACGTCTTTCCAAACACCAGGGGTAATTTCTGTAGGAATAGCATATCCTACTGCACCAAACCATTTAGCCATTTTGAATTTCTCCTATATCAAGCGTCTGCTACAGCGGCAAGAGAAGCAATATCTGCGCTAGTAGCTGTTGTTCCATTAGGCGTAATATAGTAAACAGAACCTACAGAAGAAGACTCTGCATACTTAATCGGCTTAACAAACTCAGCATCACCAAGCTGAATGAGAGCACCCTTAATGAATGCCTCCTTGAGCTCACTAGTCGTGAACTGCTTTGTGCACTCAGCATCCTTGTAAGCCTTTGCCTGACCATTCTTCTTGTAGATGATTACTGCAACTACGTGAAGATCCTTTGCATCCTGCATAATCTTAGTCATTTTTGTATCCTCCAATTAAATTAGTTTCCAGCCTGAAGAACAATTGCTGAGTAAGGTCTTGTAAGAGCACCAGACATCTGTTCCTCCATGAGGTACTTCTGCTGGTTGTAGTCGATATCGAAATCATCGAAGAAAGACTTCTTACCAGCGTTCTTCTGACCAACATTGTAGTCCTTAAGATCTACGAGTACACCATAGAAACCCTCAGGGCAGATACCAGCAGGAACCTTAACGATTCTGTTGATACCCATAGCTGTAGCGAGCTCGTTGATTGTCTTGTAGAGTCTATGACCGAACTGGTCTTCCATGAGAAGCATCTTAGAAACCTGCTTCTGCTCAAAGAAACCTGTAATGTTACCAGATCCACGATAATCATCCTGAGCAAGAACTGCTGCTGTGATAATTGCGTGCTCTGTAGACTCACCCTGTTCAGGTGTAACATCATACTTGATTGTATAGAGATCCTCATCAGAAATTACAGGAATGATGCAAGATTCATCAACCTTATCATCATCACCAGCTGAACGACCATCACCAAAGATGAATGCTCTAGCCTTTTCCTCGTCGAACTTAACGTTCATCTCAGACTTAACCCACGGAATGATATCGAAGTCTGCGTCAATGATGTCCTGACGGTCAAACTTCTGCTTCTTGTAGATCATTGTAGGGGATACTGTTCTCTTAAGGAGCTTGAATACTTCTTCCTTCTTATACTTACCCTTGATATAACCCTTAGCTCTTGCCTCGTCTGCTGTGATGTCTGCAAACTGCATTCTTACCTTAGCGAAAGGTGTATGATGAACACCACCCATTACAACGGAAACCCAATCACTGGGCTCATTGTTGATCCACTGAGGTCTATCATAGATATCCTTCTCTTCAGTATTGATAAAATCAATATTCTCAATACCATACTCTGCAGCATGAGCAAGATATGCTTCTTTAAGTGAACCCATCTTTCTACCTTCACTCATGATGTTATTCATTGCATCATGAACAAGTACTTCGTCGTTCTGATTGTCGTTGTCAAACAAATTGTGCTTCACGTCTTCGTCTCCTTCATCTGTGTCTGATTTACCATTCTTCTTCTCTAATGCCAATCCAACAAGAGCGTAAGTAACCTTCTTCTGCTCTTCATTCATAGTATCGAGAACATCACCAATTGTCTTCTTTTCACCATCTGCCATGTCTTTCTTCTCCTTTTCATCTGGCTTATTGGATTCTTTTGGTTCTTCTTTTGGTGTTTCTTTCTTCTCATCATCTGAATGAGAGAGTTCAAGATTCTCACCTGTATAAATTACTGCTTCGCCATCAGTAGAGTCACTGTGTGAAACAACTTCGTCAATGAATGCACCAGGATTTGCTCCCGCATGCACCAAACTGACTTCTCTAATCATGCCATGCATAACATTAGATCCATTCTGTTTAAGCTGATTGGCATAAATAGACAGAGAAACAATGTCGCCATGCTGAACCAAAGCTTTAGCTATAGCACCGCTCTCTGTGTCATTGAAATTGCAATACGCATAAACACCTTCATCACGATTTTCAAGCAACGCGTGACCAAGAACATTGCTGGGATCATTATGCTGATGATTCCATACAAGCGGTACGGTCTTTCCATCGTCTTCAATGAAAGCGTCCTTCATGATTGTTCTACCATCAGAACACTTAAGATTATTCTTAGTAGCCCAACCGCAAAAGTCGTACTTCATTTACTTTGTTTCCTCCTCTTCATTGTTTTCTGTCTGTTCGGCCATATCTTCTACAGGGTTAGTAGCTTGATTGAGATTCTTATTTCGGAGTTCGTCCGCCGCAGGATCTTTAGACGGTTTCATTCCGATAGCTTGACGAATTTCATTCGAAGACATAATCTCGTTTCTTGTCATCTTATCCGCAATTTCAGCTAATTCCTTTACAGGAACCAACTTGAACGGATCTCTAAATGACATAACAGACTGACCTTCTGACCGAGCAGTTTTTGTTAAAAACTTTCGTTTTATCTCGTCAACAACAGCCGAGACGATAGGTTCGATTGTTCGGTTATAGTAGTTAAGCATTGTTTCTTCGTTAGCAGAACCATCAAGAATCTCCTGATTGATACCCAACTGGCTATAGAGCATACTCGTCAAATATTCAATCTGTTTCATCAAGTTGTTTTCTACTCCACGATTCAACTGGGTAATTCGCTCAGTACCATCGGTATAAGCAATACCATACTTTGAACCACTTAACTGATCTTCTATGTCTTTTCGCCTTGCTTCGGCTTGCTGTCTTCTTGCTTCCGATTTTATTACATACGGAAGTTGAATAATGAGATCCAATTTTCCAGAACCACTCTGTTCATCTATTGCATCCAAAATATTAAGTTTACGAATCAATCGCTGCATTATTGAATTCGGCTGATTAATGACAGCATATAACGGATTTTCAACAATAGCGGCTATTCTTTTAGGAATAATTTTCTGCTCATGTTTTCCATTTGCTTCGTTGTAAACGTCAATCTTTATATATTCTGGATACCACTCGACTATTTTAGCAACTCTCATCGTTAAAATATCTATTGTTGATGTTGTATGCGGATCAATTTTTGTATCTATTGGAACTATAGCTATACAGCCTTCATCCAATAATGACAAAAATATATCTTGTCTAAACGCTCTTCCATTTTGGTCTAGATTGGCTTCAACATTCAAACAATTATTTAGCCCCGAATCGCGGGTGTCTATATATCGACCTTCTTTGTCTAATTGAACATGTTTTATTTCTATTTGTGCAGCATCCATAGATATACGATTGTACACAGAAGTAATAATTGTTCTTTCTGTTCCCCGCGATAATTGAGTTCTGTCAGGCCTATAAGATGAACCCATTCCGTAGTAATAGGAGTTTTTTATTGTCTCTCGACCAGTGAATAAATTCCAAGCACTTTTTATCCTGGAAAACACTGTATCTTTTTCCATTTTGAAATATTCCTCCTATTTGATGTTTGGGTTTTATCCCTTATTATGACATATCGCCTCTTCTAGAAGCTTTACCCATACTTACAGCTCCTCTTATTGTTTGTGTTGCTCCTACTACTAGGCCAGCTGCTGATATTCCCGTACCTATAGCATGAACCCAGTCAGAACCAATATCGGCATATGATGTTGCGACATTAGCCAATTGTAATCCGGCAGATGCTGCACATAATGATATTCCAGCATTCCTTACTCTTCTTGCTTTTTGTCTAGACATTACTTTTTCAGAGCTTTCATTACCACTTCTATGCGAATGATCATTTACAACACCGTCTCCGTCGCCGTCACCAGAAATAAACTGACCAGTAGAAGATGAGTGGTTTTTGTTGAAATGAATTAAATAATTAGGATACTGTTTACTCATGTTTTGCCCCCTTATGTGTTGTATTTTAATACTTGATCTACCATATCTCTACCGACTAGTATAAATGGATTATAATTAGAATTAGCAATATTAGATCTTTCTCTAGAAAATAATTCATATATTTCATCTTGTTTTCTTGATTCAGTTAGGGTCTTATCGACTATCTGTTTAAATTTTTCATCAGTAGCATATGCTAATTGAGTATCAGTTTTATAGGCTCCAGGATCTTTACTCAAAAACTTATTCTTTTTTAAATACTTATATTGTTCATTTGCTGCTGCAACGGTTCTTTTAGTTTGTTCATCATATTGTTTTTTTAATGATATTAATTTGCCAAACTTTTTATTTCCTTTTTCAGTCAAAGAACCATCTGCATTCTGATATTTATTTGGTTTTACTCGATTCTTATGATCATTAATCACACCATCTCCATCGCCGTCACCAGAAATGAACTGTCCAGTAGATGATGAGTGGTTTTTATTGAAGTGAATTAAATAATCAGGATAAAACATTGTTACTTCGATCCTTTCCATGTTGAATAAGCTATTAGTCCCGTTCCAACAATACCAACTACTGTAGATGCTATCGGAAGTGCTGTTTCGACAAATTTCTTGCCTTTACTTTCCTGAGGTGTATTAAAATACCTGTTATACTCCTGTTCCATTCTTTCTCTATTGAGAACCTGTCGTAGTTCATCGTCTGACATTTTAGAAAGATCTAGTCTCGGATTCTTCTTATTAAAAGCTGGGGAATTACTGATATTTTTAGAAGCTTTTCCCAACCCCTCGCTTACTACTTTAGACGCCATACCAGCTCTCTTAGCCGAATCAGGAGAAAATGTGAACTGACCTGTTTTAGGATCATGATAAATATTTCCGCCAGTACCACCTTTTATTTTAGATACCTGAACAGCAATATGAGATAGGTACGGGCCATTATTTATTGCTTTGTATGTGCTCATTCGTTATTCCTCCTTTTTTGGATCGACCACCACATTAATTCGCCATACTAATTCGTCTAGAACTTTATTAAAAGCATCACTTAACGGACCAGTATTCGGTGGATCGAATAATTGCTTGGTTTTCTTAGAGACATATGATTTAACCATCTCTAATCTTGGATCATCTGGAATAAAATCGTCCCATTCAGCAGTGTTATCGCTGATAGAAAACCCAGATTCCGGTCCAACACCAAGCTGAGTAAGAATCGATAATGCAGTGTTAATATCCATAATAATGTCTGGATCGAAGTGTGTATAATCAGGCATAATTCCTAAATCTTTTTTTACACTATCTAATATACTAGCTTTGTTAACTGTCTGTTCATCAGCCATAACATTGCCTCCTTATTTTTAAACTGCGATAAAACTCCTAACACAATAACCAACTAATCCATCAACAGTTACTTTATAAAATTTATCGGTACTTCCTTCCACATCGATAATTACTGCATCGCCGTTCTGAAGAATATGAATGATGTCGGAATCTGAATCTGGTTCTGCTCTGAGATTTAGTGTTCCGCCAATAACTTTACCGATTAGCATCTTTTTGGATTTCTTAGGCTTAATTTCTTCAACAACAGGCTCCTCTACATCAGAAGCGACTGTATCAAGTTCAATTGTATCTTTCTTTTCTGTTTCCATTTTGAATTTTCCTCCAATTAGCATTTCCAGGGGCAAGTATCATTAGGTGTTCTTTCCACCGGTTCACTTATTAATAAGTCTTCGCTACCGTAGTGTATTGCTTCGTGAGTGTTATGCGTTGTACATATAAGATACTCTGGATCTAATATAAAATCGTTGCTAAGAACTATATCTTTTGGAAGTATCGGATTCATGTGATGTATTAGTATTCTATCAGATATTTCTCTACCAGATATTCCTAAATCACATCCACAATCTCTAACTATTACAAAATTTCTAACATCCTTCCATTCTTTTGATCGATAAAAAGCCTGATTTATATATCGTTCCCAACCAAAAGTTTCTTTTCCAACACAACCTTTTAACGATAAGTATTCAAATCGTTCTTTAAAAGTAGGCAGTTTAATAAGTTCGGAGTAAGTTCTAATCATCGTGAGTATCTCCTCCGTATCCGCCATAACTTCGCATAGCATCGATAGCATCTTTGTAAAGCTCTTCTGTACGCTCAGCAGATTTTAAGGATTCAGCTTTTGCTTTTAGCAATTCATTCTCTAATTTAAGCTGTTCTTTCTCATATTGTGCTGTAGTTGCACCGAGCTTCAAATAATGTGTTATAACTTGAGCCGAGGCGGTACCATCTCTTAATTGTTGTTCAGCCAAATCTACAGCTAAAGCAATCATTTGATTTTCTCTAGCTTCAGGAGTCAAAGCTGAACGCGTTTTCTTTGTAGATTCCGCAGAGCTCTGCTTCTTTATTCTCGGCATATTAAGAGCCGCCTCCTTTCTTTGTTTTTCATTTTGAGTGTTCCTTTTCGTAATTGCTCATAGTACTTAACAGAGCTCACGAGACAAATTAAACCCAAATATATCTGAAAGGAGATAATGAAAAGGAACACATCTTCTTTAACTGTTTCGTGAACCCTGCTAAGCACTATGAAAGTGAAGAAAAGACCCGGTAGTATCATAACTGACTTGCCGGGCCAATTCTATCACAAGAGGTAAAAATATGGAAGAAAAATTATCTACTTAAATTCTCAATTGTTTTACGATAATTCTCACGCTCTTCTTCTGTACGAGCATTCATCATCATAGCCTTGAGATTTGCGATCATTTCTTCGTTTCCATGTCCACTATATCCATCATCTCTGCTGGTATAACGGCCCATAGAATCGCGACCTCTACGGTAAGAATATCCATCATCTCTCGAGTTATACATAGCACGTGTATTAGCGTAGTCATCTTCATAACCACGAGAATACTCTCTGGCATATTCCCTAGACCAACCCTGTTCTTCAGCACTCTTCATAGCCTCAACGGTTTTAATATCTTTAACAATGTCTACCATCTTATAGATGTTATCAAGATCAGTCGGTGTGAGTTCTGGTTTCTTGTAGAGCTGATCGAGCTCATCTTCCATCTTGTCACAGAGTTTATACAGAATGTTCATTTTGAATTCCTCCTTCCCTTAAGCTATTCTCTTAATAGAGAGGCTTCCATCTATCACGTTGATAGTAGGAGTGGGAACTGTTGTACCATCTGTAACACCGCTCACATATTCTACGGATGCTGTAAAGCAGCAACAACTAGGAACATCCACAGTTGCTCTACTTGTTACATTTCCATATTCATCGACAGCTGCCGGGGTGTAGATAGCTCTACTTCCCTGTTCAGCTTCGCCCTGAATAACAATAGCTGTAGCAATAGGTGTTACTGTACCACCAGTAGGAATTGCAATATTTCCTGTAAACTCGATTTCATATCGAGCAAAACAACCGTTCCTACTTCCACGCAGAGTAAAAATACCTGATCCTGAGGAATGAATTACATTGCCATTAGGACAGCGTATAGAATCAAGAAACGGAATAGGTGAATTAAGTGGAACTACCTCAACCGAATCTCTTGTTAAATATTCTGCCATGAAGATCACCTCACTTATGCAGCGCAACCACAACCGTTGTTGCAAGTAAAGATAGGTGTTCTACCATAAACCGGAGTAGAAGGAACCGGGCAATTAGAAAGTCTGTTATAAAGAGCATCAACTTCATCGCTGAAACCCTTCTGAAGAGTTGCCATACTCTGAGCAGAAGCAAGCTGTCTCTCGAGATCTGCAATCTTCTCATTCTTAGCGTCGATCTTATCCTGGCAAAGCTGATCTTTAATAGACTGAACTCCACCATTAATAGCACCAAGAATTGCCTGTGTGTTCTGAGAATCTGCCGTTCTTGTAGCACATGCTTCACGAGCAATATCAGATCCCAAATTAGCTGTAGCTAAACGATTTTCGCAGCAGCAATTAGCAAGCTGAGATGAAACACCATTGAGTGCTGCAGTGATTGCTGTTGTATCAGCAAATCTCTGGTTCATAGCGTCAATAGTTCTGTTACATCCAGCAACTTCAGCATTAGCAAAACCTGTGGTGATAGCGGTCTGGATACCAGAAAGCTGTCCTGCAATACCTGCATTATCAAAGCCTCTGTTAACATCATTCTGCGTCTGTGTGTTCCAGAGATAAGGCATTACACCGTCTCCACCGAAACCGCCGCCAAATCCGCCGTTGTTCCATCCACCAGCGAACAAGAGGAGCAGAAGAATCCACCAGCCGTCGCCCCAGCCATTACCGAAGCCACAACCACCGCCGTTGCCACCGTACATCGGAGCTACAGGCATAACCATGTTGTCTGTTCCATTAGAAATCATATGATTTCCTCCTTCATAAAATTTATATTCTATCGTTGCAACTTAATAGAACACAAAATCATTTTGATGCTTATTCAAAAGCATCTCTATTTAATTTATAAGCAACATAAGCATCCATCATTGCCGCCACAGCATCTATCTTCTGCTCATATCGCTTCTTAAAAAGTTTACGATTTCCGTTTGTATCTTCGAGTGTGATACAATTTCCCATAGCAAAAGTCATAAGTTGTTCGTCAAACAAAAGCCTTCTATCTTCTGCTAGGTCTTTTAGTTCTCCTAACGGAACTGACTCTGTTTTAACACCCTGGATAACTTTTTCTATACCAAATGGCCCGTTTTCCGCAGACCATCTAGCAATAAAGTCTTTTGCATTATAAGGGTCGTAGCCGAGACACCTTACATCGTATCCACGATCGATTATATGCTGATCCAAATCCTCATAGACCTGCATAATATCCAAAACCGTTCCCTCGAGAACCATTAGGCTTCCTTCAGCCATAAATTCGTCATATTTTTGTCTCATTGCTGCCGGCAACTTTGACAAAGTACGAGATGTTATATAATTTCTTGTTTTTACACCAAAACAATCGTTTGACAAAGGAAAGAGAAACGTAAAGGCACAGAAGTCGTCTCCCTGTGAAAGATCTGCTCCTAGAGCACAAGGCATCTGCCAGAAATCTCTCTTTCTATGAGGAAGCGTTTCTTCATATGTGAAATAATAAGTATAACCCTCCATCGGAATTCCGAATCTTTTAGCCAATATATCGTTTCTTACTGCCGGAACATTCTCAGCTCTTTCAACATCTAGTTGATATGTTTCGTAACTTACTGTTTTTCCGAGATTAGGATTAGCCTTAAGCCACATTTCAGGATTATTTACTTCTTCTATATCGTCAAGATTGTACCACCAAATGGAAACGTGAGGATTTATATATTCACCTTTTAATATATCCTCTAATTCCATTTTGATTGTATCACCTGCTCCATTTCGAACTGTTCCTTCAGAAGATGTAGCTATAATTAAATAGTCATCTATCTTAGAAGCACCCTGTTCGACGGCACCTATTACATCTTCTCTAATATCGCCAGAGAGCCACTCATCAATAGTAGAAATCTTGTTTCGCAAACCCTGTAATTTGTTGATCGTCATCGGTCGTATTTCCAAAAGAGATCCTGTAAGGAAGTTTTCGATTCCTTTTTTAGTTGATGCCAATTTTGTTCGGTTTGCTTTTGACCCCGTTGTGTTTTGCAGAGAACCTTCTGTTAGGAATTTAAAAAGAGGACCTCTTGCTCTCGTTATGGCAGTACGAATAGGGGATAAAATTTCCTCTGCTTGTTTCATTGTCGGGGCTGTGGTTATTTGATGTGTAGTCGAAGTGTCAACGTTTAGGAAGTAATCTTGTATACAAGATCCGTACATTGATTTCGCGGCACCTCTGGCAACTATAAGATACTGTTTGTTAACCAAACGTTTCTTAATACTTTTACGAACATAATGTCCGCCGTGACCTTCTGAATTTGGTTCGTATACACTTCGTTCCTCAAAGTAATACCAACCAAATACTTGTTCTGCCCACAATTTAAATGTGTCAAGAAGTTCCAGGTCACTACCATCTGTAGTAGTTAATTCATTGTTACAAAATTTGATAAAACCCTCAACGGCTAAATCATCATACCATATTCCGGGGTTTCTTATCAAATCGTCAATTCTATTCATTTCCATAGAAATGTGTCGATTAACCGGAATTTCCCCTCGAATAACGGCATCTCTGAATTCACCGTAGTATTTGGGAACTGCGGTATTTGATAAAGCCATTTTGAATTATCTCCTTATCTTAACAATTGTTGAATTTGTGGATTATTTCTCATTTGCATAACCCGATTGACTTGATCCTGAGATACTTGCTGAGTATTAAGTAAATACTGAAGTATCTCGTTAGGATCAGTAATGTTCGGAGGTATATTATATCTTTGGGATAATATGCTCATCGGGTTTTGTCTAAACTGTGCTATCATAGACAGCATAGAATTCTGTGGTTGAGATTGCTGATATATAGGACTAGGCATAATTACTCTTCCTTACGCTCAGTTCTCTTAAAATTATTCGGTCTATTCTGTCTAGTAGATTCTTTAATAGCCGCCATAATTTCTTCCTTAAAACTAGCAAATTCGTCTTTTGTAAGATAATTGTCGCTAGTTGCCGCTGGAATCGGAGATGCCTGAACCCTTTCTTTATAATCCAGAATCTTTATCGGAAGTGGTCTTCCAAACTGGTCTGTAGTCTTAGTATAGATAACCGGGTCTTCCGTGTCTATAAGTATTGCTAACTGACCAGGTGCTACTGGATAAGATTTAGCTGCTGCTTCTCCCTGAACGTATGCTGCCGTAAGATTACCCTGCATCTGAGGTGCCGGATAAGACGGCTGATTGTACATATTGCCGTAAGCCATTTATCAACTCTCCTTCATAAAGTAATAAATAGGTATTTTATTTCCGCTGTCCCATGAGTCGTAATAATGTCCATTAACGCATGTTACAACGTGTGTGCCTGTTGCAAGAACAAATAATCCATATGGGTGATCTTTACAAAAATCCTCGATTGTATAACAATCAGGACATTCGTTTGGAATGATGTATCGCTTAAAACCTTTTCGTCTAAGGAGTGCACCCCAGGTCTCATTTGCTGAGGGCATGTCCTTCATTTGAAAACCCTGTGCAGATACATCAGCATATGCTTTATCCCAATCTGTATTTAATGCAAGCGTTAATGCTCGAACAACACAGTCGCCAACTAAATTGTTCGCTGGATTGGGATTATAGTATATCCAACTCACTCAAGATAATCCATAGATACCCAAAGATTATCTCCAATTTTGCCCCAGCCATCTTGCTCTTCTAGGACAATTACTTTTGCTCCATTATAGAGATTTCCCATTTCCTTTGAACTAGAATTTGGTTCATTTCTAATGTTCAAGAAAGAATTTACACTAACTGTGTATGTTTTTCCATTTTTAATAGGATCAGGTTTTGTAACCGGTTCAGGTGTGGGTTCAACTACTGGCTCAGAAGAATGACTATTTCCGGAAGGATATTCTTTACCATCATATCTTGGCCTACCAAAACCTGCTACATAGCCACCGATAGGATACTGTGAGAAGTTATAGTACTTCTTAGCAACCTTACCACCATTTGTGTTTCCTTCTACTGTCCAGAAACCGTTATCGTCCCAATCTACACACCAACCAGTGTGAGAATATCCGTTATCATTCTGGAAGCAAACCTGATCTCCAACAGAAAGATCTTGATAACTTTCATACCAAGCATCATGATCCTTGTAATACTGTACAACATATTTAACAACAGCGGCACAGTCATTAGAATCTGGCTGATATAAGAAATAATGAGCATCCCAAACATCTGGATCAAACTCACCACTATCATTTCTAATTGCCTGATATGCACACCAAGAAGTAAATACTGAACAATAATCCAAATACTGCTTCTTACCGCAACCAGTAAAGAAATCTACCTGGTCGAGATCATATGCATATTTATTCCATTTGCCTTCTGCCTGATAGCCAACTTCGGCTTCAGCAATTCGAACCAAATCTCTTGAATATAAGCAGCCCATTACTTTTCACCTCCGCTAGCTAACGATTTCTGATAAGCATTATCTGAAACCTTTATGATAACACCAGCTAAAGTGGCAAGACCACCAAACACTGCTGTAACAATAGCTTCTGGACTTCCATTATTAACTGCATTTATAATACCAATAATAAAAGTTGCAACTGGAGCACCCAAAAACATGATCCACTTTAAAACGTCATAAACTTTATCTGGTAATTTCATTTGATAATCTCCTTTACTTATTAATCAAATATTTTTCGAGATCCTCTTCAGCTTTCTTGAGAGCATCTGTATCGTTTCCATTTAGTGAATGCTTCAAGAGAGCCAAAAGAGCTGTCTGAATAATCTTGTTACCTTCTTCAATTCCATCAAACTTGTCATCTTTATCTCTATTTGCTTTTTCGAGCTCAGATATTCGGTTCTCAAGTAATCTTATCTTTTCATCTCTGAGTTTATCAGGCTCACGAAGTTTAGAAATAAGATTAATAATAATTGCTATGGCCGATGATATAGTAATCATTGCTGCTGCAAAAGCTACAATCTGTCCAGGTGTAAATTGTATCACTGTTTCCATAATACTTTACCAACCATTCTTTTAGTTTTAATAATACATTTCATACTCTATCATCTCCTTTTCTCAGTGTTTTTATATAGTTTTACCCCGGAATTTACCATTGGCTTTTCACTAATTTTACCCCCGGGGAATTTTCAAAG